AAGGTCAGGGTTATTAACAGATGCCTTTAATTTTGTTACTAAACAATTTCCCATAATTAAATATATTTAAATATTAAACTTCTGAATTATAGTGGTATACCTTATCCAAATTATTTATTTCGGTAATTATCCACTTATGAACTCTAAAGATGTTATCATTTTTAACGAAATCAGTCCACTTATTAGCTTCAAGTTCATAAGCATATTGACCGCCAAAACGTAACATCCAATCTCTTATCTTTGTTATTATTCGCTCTGCATCTATGATTCCATTTTTCCGCAAATAAGCATATCTTTCTTCTAACTCACTTGTATAATAAGTGGTTATATACTTCATCATAGAAGTATTGGTTAGTATTTGAGTAATATGCTTACCATACAAAGGAGGACTTATAGTCTGAACTGGTTCCCATTGATTACCTAAAATGTTGTCTATGTCATATAAACATACATACCATTTTACTCCATTATATGTAACCCATTGCCAGTTATCAGCAAATCCATCAGTATTTCTAAGTACATCGCAAGTTATTAAATAATCAATAAGATTTTCGCTATCAAAATAAGTCTCCAATGTATCTTTTATAGCTTTGAGATTCTCATCAGTCTTGTTACCTAAATATACATCTTCAGCAGCCTTAATTGTTGCTAGTGTCTTTGAAAAATCTATTATGTATTTCTTAACCTTCGCACAAGTCTTATGCTTTGACTCATCATAAAACTCAGATGTTTCGTCTATAAGTTCTCCTGAATTAATGTCTGCATCATATACACTTCCATCCATAAGATACAACGGCTTAGGATTCCTAATTTCAAAACCAACCTTGTTAATGTTTTTCCATTGAATCAAAGAACTATCACCATTAGCATTGAACAATGATGTTTCGCTAATATTTCCATCAAGATGTATATGTTCTGCCGTTTTCTTATTTAGACAATAATTACTACGATGCTTCTTTAACTGAAAGCTATATAACCCCCAAAATTCTCCATTTTGGAAAACCATGCAAGGGAAACCATCAGGGAAACAACGAGCACCACTTTCTGTATATAATAGGACTTCTTTCTTTCCATTCACATTAGGGTTAGTTGGTGTTATTATATCTGTATTAAGCAAGGCTCTTTTCCAAACATAATCCTTTTCTAATCCTCTAGTCTTTACTATGTCGTCATATATAGAATAACCAATTACACCTATTCCCCTAAATGGGTCTGTATAATAAGCTTTTAAATGGAATGAATCTTGAGGAACCCACTCTCCAAACTTCACAGAAAAACTTTCACCTCCAATCTCTGAATCGAACAAATCAATAGCAATATTCTTCTTTATATACTTCATAGAACTACTTCCTTGTCCTGATAAGTAAGCATTCTTCTTAAAATAATTACCTTGCATGCCCCAAAATTCAATGACAGCAGGAATGTTATAATTCTTACCTTCTATAGCACCTGATAAACCCAGTTTTGATAATTGGGTCAAATCACTATTTGAAATTATATTTAATCTGGCGCAGCGAGGAGTTGGAAGATTCAGAGGGTAATCGCCATTTTTTGAAATATATTCACTCCAATCTATTCGAGACTTAACTTCAAAACCATTTGCTTTTAAGGCATCTTGTATATTGTTTACACTATTGCCTTGGAGATTGAGATTTGATACTTCAAGGTTCTTGGTTTCCATACTATGCTCATGCTTTTTACCTTCAGAATCTCTATATGCAAGAACCCTATCATCTGCATCAGTTGTAATTTCAGTTCTCCCTTCGGGGTCTTCAATATGCTCAAACTCTGTTGGAATAGTCTCAGACTTTACCTTATAGAGATAATGGCTACCATCAGGAGCAGTATATCCAATTACCTTACCCTCGGCATCTGTTTCAACAGAAAGATATTCATCATTCTCTATTGTAGAAAGATGAGATGTACGCTCTTTGATGTCTGATATATCAATAATAGCATTGGAGATAAAAGTACTAATATCAATGCTACCAACAATCATGTGACCATCATCAGCACGGAAACCACCAAGAACCTTGTTCTCTGCATCAATGATAGCATAAAGCCATTCCTCATTGGTTATTACAGAGTACATTTCATGGTTAGGGAAGTATGGCTCTCCGTCATATTTGATTCCTGCAAGGATTCTGTTTTCAGCATCTACTACTGCAATGATATATTCATCATTAGAAATATAGAAGAAGCTGTCAGCAACATCAAGGTTTATCAATCCCTTACCATCTTCCTTTGGCTGAAAAGTTTTAAGAGCTTCCTTGATAGCCTTAATATCATCAAGCCACTGAGCCTTGGCTGCCCAACAAGTACCATCTTGCTGAATACCAAGAAGAGGATGATTAGCAGCATCAAGAATAACCCAAAGGAACTCTTCGCTTTGAGAAATGTGGTACATTTCATTCTGAGGATAATAAGGCTTACCAGTATCTCTATAGATACCAAATAAAACTCTATCCTCAGCATCTACTATAGCTTTGATAAACTCCTCATTCTCGATTACTCTAAAGCACTCTTTTACTGCATCCTCAATGAGGGATTTGCCTTCCTCTTTGTCTACCTTCTTTTCGTCAATGACTGCAACCTTCTCGTCAATGGTTGCCTTGTATGCTTCCATTGCTTCGGTAAGGGTTTGCTGGAAGCTCTCGTTGTTGGCGATGATTTCATTGAGAGCCTTCTGAATAGGTTTAGGGATGCCGACTGCCCAGTCGATGCTGCCATCTATACGGATGCCCCAAAGGAACTTGTTTTCAGCATCTGTGTAGGCACGCAACCACTCCTCATTGGTTTCGTAGTGACCGAGATTATTAACAAGTTCATCAATGGCATTTTGAATGTTTTGAGCATCAAGACCGCTCTGTGTATTGTCGTAGGTTACTGCCGAACCTACAGACGCACCTCCACTGATAGCTATACCATCTACGGTGTCCTTGATTTGCTTGGTCTTGGTTTGCAGGTCGGAAATATCATCATCGTTAGAAGAGATTTGCCGCTGATGATCTGCAAGCGTGCTATCTACATTCTGTATCGTCTCTATGAGATTTTCAGGAAGACCTGCTGCCGCCTTGAAGATTTGAAGCAGTTCCTTGTCGAACTTATCCTGTGTAACGGATTCTGGTGCTAACTTTGAATTAGTAACAGAACCTTCGGCAAGTTTCTCTGTTGTGACAGACTTGTCGTTGAAGTCGGCTGTCTTAATCAGCGGCACCTTCGTTCCAAGCTTTTCATCTTGTCTAAATGTAGGCATATTTTATTTCTTTTGGTTCTGTAGAAGTGAATATTTGAATTTGGACGGTATCGGGAATGACCGAGATACGAAACTCGAAGGACCGGGTGTCCTTGTGGCGACGTATCGGGACGCGAGGGAAATTTCCCTTATCATCTAACTGACGGATAACCACCTTTCCTTTTTCCCTTAGCGTGATTCTTAGGAAAATATCACGGCAAAGGGTAAGGATTGGAGTTACCCATGCAAGTTCATTGGCATCGTATGTGGCTGTTACATTCTCCATATCGTCTTTATTTTGAGGTTTGATTTACGCCTAGCTGTTGCAGGGCGATGGTGTACATCTGGCTAGCTTTGGTATCATCGTAGGCAGAGAGGAGCAGAAAGGCGATATAATAGATGAAGGCATTCTTTAGTTTGTCCGGAATGGAAACATCTGTTGTGGAAACGTCTGTGCTCACAGACTTAGGTACGCCCACATAGGTAATGACCGCCGTTGAAGTCTTGGGCTGCATGAGGATCCTGATTGGATTCTCTCGCATGATGGCAGCCTGTGGGCGATCAATGGTACCCTTGGCGGTATCGTCGTACATCATAAGAGCTTCATCATCGGTGTCCTCTACTGGGGTGACTGCCTTATACCAAGAAGCGCCACGAATGCGGTTGATGGTAATAATCTCCATATTGGAAGGCATGGTGATAACACCGATGTTGGGATTAGAATCAAAATCGGACACTTGAATTGTGTCGGAAGTCGAGCCTATGCTCTTGGAATCGGACAGGACAGGCGAAGATGCAGCAGTAATAGCAATCCAATGCAGCGCATCGTTTATCTTCGACTTGATGATGTTGTCCATATACAAATCATCCTTCTCATCGGTGATTTCCGATGTGTTGTTGGATTCCTCGTCTATGCACCAACGTACTGCCTTTATGATTTCCTCTATACTCATTTACACCTTATTATATATTATGGCTTGTGATTTGGAAAAACAAAGTTGTGTTTTGTTGCCCATTCCAAAGCACTTGTCAAAGTCTTGAACTGTCGGGAACCCTCACGCTTGTCTTCCTCGTTGACAAAAGCAATCAAGTCTTCATCAGAAACGACAGAAGCAACCTCAATAGGTCCCTTTTTATTTTCTTCGGAAGATTTCTCTTCCAGTTCTGCAGCTTTCTTCAATTTATCCTCAAGAGTTTCCTCTGAACGGATGAGTTTAACGAGACCCTGTTTGAAGAGATCGCTGCTTTCAAGCAAATTCTGAGCGTACTCATTCTTCAAGATAATTTCCGGCTTCTGCTTGGTAATCACATTACCACGCTCGAAGTTGTAGCGAACTGTTACGCCATTCTTGCCTTGAAGAATATGGCTTACAGAGTTTCTATTTGCATTATATCTATATACCTTAATCATATTTGCTAATTATTTATTTAGAGCAACAGGTGACCGGCACGAAGCCAGCCACTTGTTATTCGGTGTATTACACTAGGCTGCAATAAGCTGACCTGAGAAGAGTTCCCATTTACCGCCCTTGTAGATATAAACATTCTCCTTCTCGTACTTGGTTGTACCACTACCAGCATTTGGAGCCTCGTAATCGGCTGTTAAAGCGACAATCATACCCTCACGAGGAGTCTCAGGCAACTTGCTCATGGAGATAATATTGTTGATAACACCCGATGCACCAAGTGTAGAAATCTTATTCTCTGGACCAACAAGAATGCTGTTGTAGCCACGGAGAGCAACACAATCAGCCTCCCAGTGCATGTAACGCTTAGCCAGACGTGGATCGTAAGCATCCTTTGACAAGTCGTTGGTGCGCTCCTTGCTCTTCTCCTTGACGTAGTGACGAGCACCCTTGAAGTCAGCACCAATCATGCAGTCTTCCAAATCCATGTAGTCGAGCGTGCTATCCCAAGCGAAGTTGAGAGTACCATAGCTACACTTGAACTGATTGAAGGTGATGTCGAACTCCTTAACTGTAGAGAACATGACATCGCGACCCTTAGGAAGTTCAATCTTCATGAGTCGCTCGACAGCGTTCTTACCACAGAAGAGATACATGGTATCAGACTCGGCGAAGTCAGTGAACATCAGCTTAGCGATAGCGATAAGGTCAGCGAAGGTATAGGTGTCGCCGATACCGTAAGAGTTGGTGAGCTGGTTGATGATACCCTCAGCAGAGTAAGCGTATTCCTGAGCACCGTCCTTGGTCTCCATGAGGAACTTCAACTTAGTACCATAGAGATAACTGCGCTCCTGACGAAGCAAGAACTTGGTGAGGGCATCTTCCTTCATATCAGCAACGGTATGAGGCGCCTTCTTCTTGATCTTCTCGAACTCCTCGGTGAAGATGATGGAGAATGCACGCTTCTGCAAGTAAACCTCTTCTGAACGAGGCTGGTAGTTCTCAGGTGGAACGTTCATCTGGCTCTCGGAGAGGATGGTGGAAGCACAGAGAATGCGGCTATTAGCTGGAATAGCTGGGCAGCCCATAGAGTCGAGGGTTTCACCAATAGTGCCTTCGGTCTCAGCCGGACCATTAAGAGCCTGCAAAGTAACCTCATCCTTTGTCTTCTCAACAACCAAGAGATTCAAGCGACCGCTAACCTTGGTCTTAGAGCCACGCTCGTAACCGGCAACAGAAGGAACGATAACGGTACTACCCTTGTAGAGAGGAAGCAGAGAACCCGAGAAGTTAGCCTTGGTAAGCTTGATAGTGCCACCAGCTTCAACCTTTTCGATAGCAGTAGTAACAACACCATCGAGGGTATCACCACCGACACGGGCATGCTTCTTCTCGTAGCCATTACAAGGTACACTCTTGGTAATCTTACGGATAATCTGGAGCAAAGGAGTGCGGAAAGGACGATATTTTTCTACCTCACTATCCCAATCCTCCTCGGCAAGACCACCCTTGCGAATCTGGGTTGCAGAAGCCTGCGTACCTGTCAAGTCCTGACCTTCTGCCTTACCGCCTGGAGCCAACCGGTCTGACTTATCAGGATCAACAGGCTCAGTTGCCGCATCAGCCTTGGTTGAAGGTTCGTGACCCTCATCGCCAATCTGAGTAGTTGGCTCTGCGGTATCAGCCATAGCGAGAACGCCGCCGCCAGTGACTACGGCAAAAAGCATCAGAATCATCTTGAAGATGAACTGACCGCTCATAAAGTTTTTGAAACAATCTTTCTTCATTTTGTACATATATTTATGGATTAATTATTGTATGTGATACCATCGAAGAATCCGCTCTTCGGCTCATTCTTCTTTTTAACAGGTTTGTTGCCTGCACCTGAACTAGAAAGTGAAGGAGGAATACCTTCTGTGCTAGAAGAGCGCACCTTATTCTGAATCTTTTCGTTTCTGGCTTGCATAGCCGCCTCGTCGCGTGCCGAACTGATGTCGGAATCGTAGTTGTTGGCATTGTGGAGCATCTTCCAAATATCATCTGAAATATCGCCACTCTCTACCTTGTCGTGAATCTCGTAAATCTGGGACCACATATCCTGTGCATCATCGGGATAGAGCTTCATCAGGCGTTCAAGCGACTTGCGCATGTTGGCATTAACCTTCTCGACAGCCTCGTTCTGTTCAGCCACGTCCTTGTTATGCTTGGCGAGAATCTCAGCTAGTTTCTTGCCGCCTTCAGGATCATCAAGCAACGTCTTCACGTCAATACCCAAACGAGCCATCGCATCAAACGGATTGTCGTCCGGATTTTTCTCCATATCCATCGCCAGAGCAGCGAGCCACTTGTGCTTATCGAATACTTTAGATAATGCCTTACCACTCTGCTCGTACTGTCCGAGCAAATCAGCATCATCATTCATTGCCGCATAACGAGCTTCCTTGTCTTCGAAGTCGATGTCAGAATGGCGATTAGAGAAGCGCTTGGAGAAAGCTGTACGATTAGGACGCTCATCTACAGACGTTTCATCTGTAGCAGCCTCAGCAGGTGGAGTCTGTTGAGCACCACCTTCCTCATTCATCTGTGCTAATTCTTCTTTTGTCATATCTCTATAATACTGTTTGAAACTTTTCGGCAAAAATGCAAATAATTTGAAGAAGTTTTGCCGTGCTCCAACCTTGCGCTTGGTGGTTGGTTGGAACACGGCAAAGAAAGCCATGTTTTTGCCTATTTTTGCGCCTATAATTAATAATGTATAAGAAAATGGTAAAGGCAAGAATACTGACACTTAGCAAAGTGATGCCTCAACATAACAAGTATGACTCGGTTAAGGCTCGCAAGCGAAGACAAGAACACGGCAAGGACGAGGAGTTACTCAGCCGATGCAGAAATGCTTGGAATAACCTGAGCGGTGTGCGAGAAACGAGGGCGAGAACGATGCGCTACTGCATGGGCGACCAATGGAGCGACACCATCAGAGTATACCATCATGGTTACTGGGAGGAAATGACGGAGCGCACCTATATGGAGAAGCGCAACCAGACACCTATGAGCAACAACATCATGGTGAGCATTCTGGAATCTATTGCCGGTCTTTATGCCAAGCAGGGAACAGAACCGGTCTGCTTTGCAAGAGACAGCGACTCCCGACAACTGAGCGACATGATGAGTGCCACGATGCAGTGCAACTGGCAGACAACGTACATGCAAGACGTGCTGAACCACGCTATTAAGGACTATCTTATGGGCGGTCAGATGTTTGTCAGAGAGAGTTGGGAGGCTAAAGAACTAGAAATGCCCGACTCATGGACAGATGCGATGGAACCCGACCACATGTTTTTTGAATGCGGCAGCGACCCACGACACAACGACGTGAGCCTCATCGGTGTACTGCATGACGTGAGCCGAGAAGACTTGTATCAGAAGTTTGCCAAACAGGAATATGGGCTTACAGAAGAAGATCTGAACGCCATCTTTGATATTTATCCTTCGGACGATAACAGCTACGGCTATGAGTTTAACGAAGAAAAGGCGTTGGATAATCTCTCTTTCGACCATACCAATAAGGGAAGACATTACTCTAGAGTGATTGAGGTGTGGACCACGGAAACCAAACCAATGCTGCAATGCTTTGACCCTATTGCTCAAAATGTAAATGATGCTTATTTTAGGGTAGATCGTAATGATACGGCTATGATACAAAAGCTGATAGATTTAAACAATAGGCGTAAAGAGCAGTATGACGAGGCTGGTGTGCCGGAGGAAGATAGGGCGTATATCACCAGCAAAGATACTTCCAGTAAGTACTGGTATTATACCTATATGGCGCCAGACGGAACTATCCTCTGTCAGGGCGAAACACCATACGATTATAAGAGTCATCCTTTCACGATGAAACTCTATCCGTATATCAACGGAGAGATTCATCCATTCCTTGCCAACATCATAGACCAACAGCGATACATCAACCGACTGATTGTGATGAACGACATGGCCATCAGAAGCAGTTTCAAGGGATTCAAGATGATTCCTACAAATGTGCTTAACGGCAGAACACCAGAGCAGTTTATGGAAGAGGCGGTAGAGTATGACGGATGGATATTCTACAAGCCATCGGTGAAGACACCGAATGCGAAGCCAGAAATTATCACATCGAATGCCGTGAATATCGGTACGAATGAACTCTTGCAGATAGAGCTGAATCTGATTCGAGAGGTTACCAACGTGAGCGGAGCTTTACAGGGAAAGACCCCATCGGCAGGAACTTCGGCAGCCAGATATGCACAGGAAAGCCAGAATGCAACCACGTCTCTGTATACCATCCTTGCCGACATGGACGTGTTTACAGAGAAGCTGGCAACCAAGAAGTGCATGACTATACAGCAGTACTACGAAGACGGAAGAAGGGTTTACGACCGGAACTTCAATACGGTTTACAAGTACGACCGCCTTTCGGCAAGAGATATTCACTTCAAGATCAGCATCAAGAATGCAGCAGCTACAGCAGCCTTCAACACGATGCAGAACGATACGCTTGACAAGCTTCTTGAAATGGGCGGTATCAATATCATTCAGTATCTGCAGAACCTCAACGCACCATTTGCAGACAAATTGCTTGCCAGCGTTCAGGAGCAGCAGGCTCAGCTTGAACAGATGTATCAGCAGCAACAGGCAATGGCTCAGCAGCAAGGTGGCGGTCAGGTAGAGAACGGAATTGTGCAGGGTGCAGACCAGAATGCGGTAGCACAGGCACAGAGTGCATTAGGATATAACAGAGCAGCATAAGGTATGGCAGAAGAAACAAAATTGGTAACAATCAGTATGGAGTCCATCGAAGGTGATGTGACGAAGCAGGTTTCAGTTATCGCAAAGAGACTGAAAGACAAGGATGGTGTTTCTCTTTTTGGAAGCACGACCCTATCATCTGTAGAGAAAATGGTGATAAGGCAATACATCGAATCAGCGGTTCGAAGTTTTGCTGGCGAAATGGCACCAGTAGTAAAAACCTATCTGGACTCTTCACTTCCTGCATCAGTAACTTTCAATGTGACCCGACTGAACGAAGGCCACAAGGATGCTTTCGAAAGTTGCTTTATGGGATATGTAAGGGCGTACACAGCCTACATGGTGCTAACTTTGAGCAGTACAGAGCAAGCAAAAGTGTACTCAGAAGAAATGAATATGCACATGAAGGCAGCAATACAGCTTGTATTCGACAAGATGCCGCCTCCTACATCAGTAAAGACATTGAAAGACATGACTGGTTCCATAGAGAACGAGCCACAGATAGAAACCATTAAACAAGGATAAGCTATGATCATAAAATTTCAAATTATCAAATCGGTAGTGATGGAGGCAGTAAAGTCGACAACCTACCTGAAAGCAAAGATAGATACTGCGGCAGACGAAAAAGCAGCGAAAGTAAGCTTCAATGAGGCAGCCGGCGACGATGAGGTTCACGAAAGAACGCTGACCCACGACTTTGATACAGCATTGGAAGTATTGAAGACCATCTTCGTAGACTATCTTGTGCCAACGCCTCAGACTATTGGCGACAATGCCATCTACTATGGAAGCGGAACGGATGATATAGTGGAGTTCACCCTATCGGTATCAAGACGTTATAACGGAACGCTGACCGACGCACTGGCTAGGTTGTCAGCAAGATACGTGGAGGACTACATGATATACCAGTGGTGGCTGAAAACAACAAATCTGAAACAAGCGGAGCCATACCAAGCTACACTTGTATCAGATGAAATAGCCATTAGGAAGTGCTTCGTGATGAGTGGCCCGATGGTCCCTACCGTTCCTTATCCAGCCGAGCTGACCGCAAAGGTGAATGGTGAGGGCGTGGAAGGCGAGATAACTCTAGAGAAAGGAGAGGAAGCTACCCTATCCTACTCGCTCAATGATGGAGCGATTGATGATATTGAGGCAAGAAGCGAAGACCCAAGTATCATAGAGATACACCGATGCAGGGATAGACGAGCCTTTACTCTAGTACCGGTAAATACCGGTTTCTGCAAGGTGAAGCTATGGTCAAGGCATAGCGACAAACTGGAGTTCACTTGCGATGCCATCGTAACTGAGGAGGAAGGAGTTTTGTAATATTAAATAATAAGATATGAGCTACCCAGAGTTTAATAAATTACACCCGACACATTTTATCCGAGAGAGAGGATGGAAACCCGAGCCAAACCCTTTCTTGCCGAAGCCACGAAGAGCAGGGCACGGCTATTGGGATAAACACATCTTTATCTATGCCACACAGCTCTGGTATGATATAGATGCAAATACCAACATGGTAGGACGAGCAAGACGGAACATGAAGGACGCGCAAGGCGAAGATATTCCGACAAGCGAGAACGATCAAGAACGTCCGCTCTTTTACCGTTGGTTTGACAAGTATATAAATAAGGTGGAAGCGAATCTGTCTGCCTATGTAATGAAACCAGAAGGAAGGGTAAGAGATAATGCCCTGAAAGAATGGGATGAGAAGGAGATATGGCTGAAATTTCCCGACTACTGGGATGATACCAAATATGATGCACTCGTCAAGCTGATACACGACTATATTGTGACCGGTGCGCTATACGAATACTTTATGCGCACATTGACAAGCAAGGACCCTCTGACGATAGACCAGATGAACCAACTTGACGAACTGGAGATAGACATCATAGACTGCGCCAACTCTACCAAGCCGGGCAGTATGATTCATACTCTGAAACCCTTCGGATAATAAAAAAGCGAGCGTATGGAAGATTTTGAAATGGATGAATTTAAGTCTGTAAGGGAGATACAGAAAGAGAAGAAGGAGAAGGTAAAGAAACTTCTCCCTGCAAGGAAGAGTGCCCAAAAGGAATATATACGTGACTGGCTGGCAAGGAGCCAAGAGCAGTTTGAGGATTGTATGAACCAACTGGCAGAGTATGATCCTAAGACATACGTCACCATCTACAAAGACCTTACCAAGCACATGATACCAAAGCAGACAGAAGTAAGCGTTACCCACGGAATAGATGCAGACTTCAAGCAGCTCATGGCACTCGGTATGACAACCGTAGAAGATGAAGACGAGGCAGACGTACTGGATATAAGCAAAGCACCCGAGATACAGGATGCAGATTTTGAGGAACTAAACGATTTAACGGATGGCTCTAGTAACTGAACAGGAAATAGATAATCTCGTAGCGGAAAATCAGAAGCGATACGATGAGATTTATGGCACCTACGACCCTATGACAGGCGAAGGATGCTATAACTTTGAACATCGTGTGCTGATTGAACTATCCGATTTCTTCATTCCCAAGATGTGGGTTCCGAAGAAGACTGCCAAATCTGTTCTGTTCAGAGGTCTGAGAAAGATGGGCAGTCTGAAAGACTACATCAAATATGTGGTGCACCAGAAGGATGATGCCCAGCATTTCCAAATGCTTACCTTTACCATCTGCAGAGTGAGGTTCATGGAAGACCCCGAGTTTGCCCTATACGTGACCGATAAGATTGAGGATAAGAAGACCGGTAAGATGATTCCTTTCAAGCTGAACTATCCTCAAAGAAAGCTACTGAAGATTATGGAAGACCTGCGGAATGCCCACAAACCGGTGTTCGTGGTTATTCTGAAGGCACGTCAGTGGGGCGGCTCTACCCTATCACAGCTTTACATCAAATGGATTCAGGACTACAGGCGCGATGGTTGGAATGCTATTGTGCTTGCCCAACAGAAGAATACCGCCAAGAAGATTAAGGCGATGTACCGAAAAGCTTTGGAGCGGCAGCCGGGGTGGACCGTAGGGCATCCGGGCGCAAAACTTCAATTCTCGCCATACGAAAATTCTCCCGACGATTTCCAAGTAACGGATGGTGTGAAGGCAATCAGACGAAGTACGCTGACGGTAGCCTCCTTCGAGAACTTCGATTCGGTGCGTGGTAGTAACTTCCACTGTGCTCACTATTCGGAGGTGGCCTATTGGAAGAAGACGCCAGAGCATGATCCTGAGGGTGTGATTTCTTCTATATCCGGTGGTATCGACCCATTGGAAGACAACGTGGAGATATTCGAGAGTACCGGTAGAGGTAACTCTGGTTTCTTCTACGGCAAGTGCCAGTTGGCAATGGACCCAAAGAATAATGATGCTTATTCGTTCCTCTTTATTCCTTGTTTCTTCATCGAAAAGGATATGACTCCTGTAGAGAACAGAAGAGCATTTGCCAAGTGGCTTTTGCAGAACAGAGACCGAAGTACCTGTCCGAAGGGCTATCGTGAGACTGGCAAGTTCTTCTGGCGAATGTGGCAGAAGGGTGCTTGTTTTGAGGCGATAGAATGGTACAGAAACTACAGAAACAAGTTTACCACACATGCGGCATGTGCTACCGAGGCTCCTATTGATGAGGAAGATGCGTTCAGAAACTCTGGTAGACTGGTATTCAATCCTTATTCTATAGACGACATGCAGGCTATGTATAAGCAAGACCCTAAGTTTACTGCCGACATCGTGGTGAACATCAGCGTGAAGGATGATAATACCATTCCGAACTCGAAGGTGAAACTGAGAGACGATGGCGAGGGAGACTTGAAGATTTGGGCTGTGCCAAACTGTCTGCAAGTGGAGAACAGATATTTGGTAAGCGTGGATATTGGCGGTAAGAGTACGACATCGGACTATACCGTTATGACCGTGATAGACCGATTCGGTATGATTCCTACCGTGAAGGGCAAGCCAAAGGTGGTAGCTAGATACAGAGGACATGTTAGACATGATAAGCTGGCATGGATGGCTGCTGCCCTAGCCCATTATTATGATGATGCGCTGCTGGTGATAGAGAGTAATACTGCCGACCGAGAGAAGAACAATAACACGGAGGGTGATCACTTCCTGACTATTCTGCAGGAGATAGCCGACTACTACGATAATCTGTATCAGAGAACGAGCAGTTCGGAGAATGTGGAAGATAACGTGCTGGCGAAATATGGTTTCCAAACCAACAAGCTGACGAAGCAGCAGGTGATTGATAACTTGGAAGAGTTTATTGATGATAACCTGTATGAGGAGCCAGACAAGGAAATGTATCATGAGTTGCGCATCTATGAGCGACATGATGATGGCAGCTTGGGTAACATCGTGGGTAACGGAAATCATGATGATGTGGTAATGAGTACCGGCATCGGTCTCTTTGTGAGTCTTACGGACATGGAGAAACCTAGCTGGAAAAAAGCGGAAAGAAGGAGCCGTGGTGGCGATGGCGTTCATACGGCGGCGAAAATTTAGGGGGAATGTTGAGTGTTGAATGTTAAATGTTGAATTATTATGGAAAGAAACTTAGAAAGACAAACTTTGAGCTTTAGCAAGGGCATGACGAATGTACCTAGCGACTTGCTTTCAGATGATTCTGAACTGCTGGAGAGTGACGGATTTATCTTTAAGGATGGAGAAATGAAGGCGGTACAGAAACCTGTAAAGATTGGTGAGATTGCGGGGCAGAAGATCATGTACGTTCACAAGATGGCAGACTATGAGAATATCATTGCTTATGATGGTACGGAAAACATATACTGGTATACCAAAAATGATAGTGGAAATATCGTAAGCCCACCCGATGGAGTAACGAAAAGTTTCAATGTAGGAACCGTTTATGATGTAAAAAGTATAGGTAATACACTTGCGGTTGCAACAAATGAAGGCTTGCATTATCTGCTATTTAAAGGTGGAAAATATAAAGATTTAGGTACAGAGATTCCTACACCTAATGTGGTGTTTTCTATATCACCAAGTACGCCCATTGAAGCAGATACACCTATCAGATACGAAGGCTTTGTTAATCACAAAACACTTAAAGTAAGCTATGACGACTTTGGAAATGTATGTAGAATACATAAGTTGATATATATAAAGAATAGTGGTGATTTCGGAGAGCAAACGGTTACGATAAATGACAATACTCCCGTCAAAGAAGAAGACTACGAAGCTTATGCTATAACAAACGATAATGACAACAACGAAAACTTATTTCAAGATGCTGTTGTCGGTCATGTATCATCTATTATAAATAAAGCAAAAGAAAAAAATCTTTTCTGCTTTCCTTTTTATGCAAGGTATGCCTTACGTCTCTTTGATGGGACTTATGCCAGGATTTCAAATCCGGTGATTTGTTACCCATGTGTTACAGGAAACCATCATTCGCATATTGGAAACACAACAGCCTACTTTACCTTGTATGGAGCAAGTCTAACAGCGGCTGTATCAATACCCCAAAAAGAAGACTGGGTTGATATTGTAAAAGAAATCGTTTTTTTTGCCACAAAGGGTGTAATGCCTTATAAATTAGACAAAGGTTGGAAATTCGGATACCTTGATGAGGTTTATGGAATGACGTGGCATGATGATGTTGGACCTGACAATTATACTGAACATAAATATAGCAGATATGGTTATACGGATGAGCCAAGTATGCGAATCATACCTAGTTTAAAAACGAAGGATAAAATAGCAGAAGAATTAAAGAAAGATACTGTGTTCTATAAAATATCGCAACTTAACGTGATGTCGGAAGATGTAGATGGGATAAGCTCGGCACTCAAAATAGATGATGGCGTTCTATCAACATTAGAAACGCAGGAGCAGCTAAAAAAGGATGATTATTACGGATGGGCACATTATGTTTTAAAAAAAATGTATCCATACAATGGAAGATTAAACGCTATCGGAGTATACAGAAGTCCGTTTGAAGGGTTTAGTTCTTTTTGCGCATTAAAAGGTGAAGATGTTGATTCTTATAAATATTATGTGCATATCGAATCTGGCTCTATGTCACGTTGGGTAGAATCTAAAGAAGGTAAGGCTCCAAAGTGTACGCTAAACGGATGGTTTTTCTACCCTGACCCAAATGCTACAGAAGTTATTGTATATGATGCTAACCATAATAGGGGAATCAAGAGTAAGTTGCAGCCTCACCCTTTATTAAATGGTTCTTATAAAATGGCTCTACCAGATAATACTATTAAGTGGGAGGATAATATTTCCTTACCTAGTATAGAAAACGAAATAGAGGATTTGAACTCTCAGATTTTCACTTCTGTAGTCAACAACCCATTTGTATTTGAGGCATCGGGAGATAATACGGTTGGAACCGGAAAGATACTCGGAATTATTGCCAACACAGAGGCGGTAAGCCAAGGTCAGTTTGGTCAATACCCATTGATGGTATTTACAGACGAAGGTATCTACGGCTTGTCGGTTAACTCAGAAGGACTCTATAGCAGAGCCTATCCAATATCAAGAGAGGTATGTAATGAGGATTCGCCACTGGTGCCAACGGACAGACTTGTGTTCTTTGCTTCAAAGAAAGGACTGATGGCGGCAAGCGGTGGAAGCGTAGCCTGTATGAGCGAACAGATGAGGGGAAGAGTGCCGAGGAACTTTGCAACCTTCGGGGAAGGCAAGTTTCTAGATTTTCTGAAAGACTGTTTTATCGCTTACGATTACAGAGACTCCATATTGAGAATATTCAGCAAGGGGAAATCATACCAATACATATATAATATGGTGGATAAGACCTTCTCGATGGTGAATAGCGGCATAGAGGCACAGGCGGTAGTGAATGATTATCCGGATAATCTGATACAAGATACTAACGGAAACGTCTATTCGCTCACGGCAAAGCCGGACATCAATGAAGATACGGAAAGCTATAGCGGATCATTTACTACCAGACCTTTGAAGCTGGGCGGCAGCATGACGTTGAAATCGCTGAGAGCGGTGAAGCATCTGTTTGATTCGGACGAAGGTACGATTGGGCTGGAGATATACGGAAGCAACGACTGCAAGCACTGGTGCAAGCTGCCAAGCGTCGGCGGCAAGCCTTGGAAGTATTTTACTTTCAAGTATACGCTGCAGAACTTCAAGGCTGCTGATTCCTTTGCGGGCAGTATTGTAGAGGTACAAAGCAGACGAGAAGACAAAATGAGATAATTCTTTCATACGCGCTAATTTATAATAACATGAAAAAGGCGGCTGCTCATCACGAGTGGTCGCCTTTAAAATGAGTTATGAAATACATTTTTAAAAACATGATTCTCTTTATATGTGTGTTATCTGTTTTTGATATTATTTACGCAATATGCTACGATGTAGCCTAATACGAAGCAGTAAAGATGGAGAAGTCCGTTGACATTCGGCACGGCCATGGTGCAAATAATGAACGGCATCACTTTCTTTAATGCCTCTTTCCATCGTCCTGTCCTACCCCACATCAAACCAAAGGAAGCGAAGAGGAAACCGGAAAGCCCCATTGTAGGCTGACTAACATACATGGGCAGCAGACTAGCAACAGAGGCAACAGCCAGAGATGTGACTGGTTTCATATCGTTCCTTATCTGCCAAAGCACCAGAAGGTTTACGGCAAGATGAAAGCCATTGACATGGAAGAAGCTATACAGGATATGATTCTGCCAAGGGCAACCGGGATAGAAACCGACATGCCAAGTACACAGAACGAGGCAGATAATGCTAAGCACCAGCTTTGTTCGAAAGTTTCTTCTTACGAAGGTCCATTTCTCTGTAATTTTTTCCATACTTCTTATAGTAAGCGAAAATGAATTTGAGATTACTTGGCTGGATAAAGAACTCGGGGGCAGGCTCAGAAACAAGGAACTGGCAGATAAACCATAAAGATTTGCCCACAAACTCCTTTCGCTGCGTCATTTCTTTCATCCTATTGAACAGCGTATAGTATAACTTCTGCCGAATCGGCTTCATGCTATCCACCTTAGAGAAGTCGCCGACTGCCATTCTGCGGAGTATATCCCAAGCTCTTTTGGGAGAAACATAGTATCTCGGAGCAGGAGAATGGACCACCTTTTCCCAAGCCTCCTGTTGAGAATGGCAATTAGGAGCTATCTCCCGATACGCCTTCATCAGATCATCCCTCTGTCTGTCAATCAATTCATAATTTGCTCTTGCCATATAAATGCTGCATTAAGATGCTGCAAATATACATATTATTTAGAATATGGCCAAATAAGAGTATAAAGATTTAAATAAGTTTAATATTAGACTGGTTTTCATGGTGTTACGAAAGAAAAAGCTTAATTTTGCAACAAAATGAGATGCGAATCTCAGAAAAAGTTAGCAAAAAGTAAAACTAAACCATAAAATCATAACAAAATGAGAACAAAGCAGGAAACACCTCTCTCGGAAGAGGAGAAAGCCTTAGTTATGGAAGGCTTATTGAGTAGGAAGATTTGGAGGTTCTATGAACTTCTAGCAAAGTGGGCACCCATACCATTGATGCTAGGTCACTGGTACGGCGTATGGGACTATGGGCACTATCCCTAGACCAACAGTTGTAGATACCGATTTAAACGGGAACTGCGTTATCTGGATTTATGTACTGGCATACATTTATATGCCACTGACCATGATACCGGTAAGTTTCTTCTTCAGATACTGCTGGATATTCCGCATTCCGTTTTTTTATTTTTTCGGTATCAACGCTATCAGACTATACTATCGGCACTGGCTCATCACTCCCGAGCAGTTGGAGATGCACCATGTGTTTATCATATTCACTTTAATGCTTTACGCTTATGGATTTATCAAAATCGCTCTATCGAATAGCAGAATCTGCCTTCGGGATGCTAAGAAATGATGAGTGTGGGTTTACAGAGGAAGAAGAGAGGATTGTGCAGAGGAATCTTCTGTACTGGATGGAAAGGAAGCATCACTTTGACGAGCAACTGGGCAGAGCCTGCATCGCAAACATCTATTATTTTGATAATGATGTTCACAAGAAGTATGCGCCTTACTTCGGGTATGATGAGTTGAAGGATGATTATGACCGGCTATCTTGGAACATACCGGACTACAACTTCTGGGACTTTGCGGTAACGATGAACAAGATGTATGCTGACCATATAGACGTGGTGGGCAAATGGTCGAAGAACAAAGATACTACCAGAAAAAGGATTTCGGAACTGGCTATCAGTTTCCTCTGTGACGAATCGACAAACCACCCTACAGATAAAATCTGGTGGTACATGAACAGCTAAGTTGGAACACGGCAAAAGCTATTGAAAAGCCTTTTATCTTTGTAGCCATTAATCAAAAATAATGATATATGGCAGAGATAGTACATATATTTTTACAAGAGCACCTGTACAGATCGGCATTGGTTATTGCCATCTGCATGGGTGCTCTTATCATTTCTATGGGCGTGGACCTGTTCTTCGGAATCAAGAAAGCGAAGGAGAACGGACTGGCTACGACAAGTACAGGATTCAAGAAGACTTGCGACAAGGCTAGGAAGTACTTCTCTCCCTTCATGGTGACGGTCTGCATAGACCTGATAGCCTGTACGGTTCTCCCCTTCCCTGTCTTCTCTATGATTTGGGCAGGCTATTGCGTGTTCTGCGAATTTGTAAGCGTAAGGGAGAAGAGCTGGCAGAAGGCTGAGATACGGAAGCAGGAGAAGACGGTAAGCATTCTTCTGGAGAACAAAGAAGACTTGGCTAGGGCTTTTGCTGAGATTATGAAGGAGCAGGGAAAGGAGGAGAAGAAATGAGACTGATTAAGAGAATTTTTGTTCATTGCAGTGCCTCTTCTCAGAAATGGGGCGTGAAGGAACTTTGGGATGAGTTTAAGCGCAAAGGCTGGAATAACCCAGGGTATCATTATGTGATTACTGCTGATGGTGGGATTCACCAGATGCTGCCGGTAGAAATGGTTAGCAACGGCGTGAAGGGATATAATGCTACGGCTATCAATGTGGCTTATGTTGGCGGCATCAACAAAAAGGGAAAGGCGGTAGACAACAGAACTGAGGAGCAGAAGAAATCGCTTATCACTCTGCTCACTCAGCTAAAGAAGAAATATCCGGATGCTGAAATCTTAGGGCACAGGGATATTTCGCCCGACAAGAACCATAATGGCGTGGTGGATAGTTGGGAGAGAATCAAGGAGTGTCCTTGCTTTGACGCTAAAGTTGAATACAAAGAGATATAGCTTATGAAATGGTATGACATAAGGTTTTGGAAATGGGCTTGCATCGGGCTTGTGATTGGGGTTATCCTATTTGCATTTACTGGATGCAAGACGAAGGAGTATATCAAGGTTCCTTCTGTTAGAACTGAATACGTATGCAGAACAGATACTTTTGCTAAGTTGGATAGTATCTACATGAAGGATTCAATATATGTTTTTCAGAAGGGTGATACGGTTTTCCATAACAAGGCGGTTTATCGGGACCGGTATCATAATATATATAAGGTGAAGACGGACACGATCATCAAGAGGGATTCTGTCGCCGTGCCTTATCCTATAGAGCGACAACTGACGAAGAACGAGCAAAGGCTGATGTCGCTGGGTAGATGCTATATCGCCTTTCTGTTCATACTGGCGGTTTGCGCGATTGGTTTTACTCTCTGGTACAGAAACAAAAAGTGCTAGCTTATGGCGAAGATTAGCGAAGAACTGCAGATGATTGATTCGCTCCTGATGGAATTTCATGAGCGGATTCAGAGCGGAAGATGCTTAACTAACAAACAGCAAAATGCTTTCATGTTAGATTTTCTGCACCGCATCGCCAACAAGGATGAGCCTATCAGCAAGGCTGAGGCATGCGGCTATGTTCATGTTTCTAGGGCTACCTTTGACCGGCTTGTGAAAGAAGGCAGGCTGCCAAAGGGTAAAAAGCGGAAAGGATGGACCGAGCTGGTTTGGTACGAAAAAGATTTAGATAAATATATAGATAGATTGGTATAGATTTTACTTTTTTATTTTTAGTTAGTTTATTAATTAGGTTTTAAGTAGATTGTTTCATTGCAAAAAGAAATCCCCACTCGGCTGTGATAGCTGGGTGGGGATTGGTGATTAATCTCCAAGAATATCCTTGATTTTCTTTTCGATGAACTCATCAGAAGAGCTCTCCTTTATTATGGCATCAATGTCTGGTAACTCAGCGTCAACTTTGTCTTCTTGCATTTTTGAAGTAAGCATGCCAATTACCAGTTTCGCCCAAGGGCTATTAGCCATATCTGCCAATGAATCCTTTTGAAGCTCATAGGCTTTCTTTAACTCTCCGTTATCACGGAAATATCTGAGCACTTCCTTCAATGCAGCAACAAAGTTCTTGTCAGACATCGGGTTGCTCTTTGCCTCTTCCAGTTTTATCATCAGGAAGAGTAATGATGAATGTAATTTTGATTTATCCATAACAATAATTCCTTTCTTCATAGAATATTTTTAGATAGCTTATAAATTTTCAAACTCTTCATTTAAAATCTGTTTCTCTTTCTCAATAAAATCTTTGAATCTAGAGACAAATTCCTTGTCGGTTGCAATCTCTGAAAAATTGTTATTAAAAACTGCTTTATAATTGAAGCTCCAATCTACATCGTCAAACTTATCGATACAATCTTTCAAATCATCAAGTTTACTGATGGTAGAAAGAATTTGTTCTGCTCTTTTGTAATTCTCTATCTTCATAATTTCTTCTTTAAAAAGTTCTATACTAAATCCCAAAAGTGCTCATTTACAAACTGATATATGTCCGAGTCTAAGCTTTTTATATCTTTGAGAATTGAATGAATAAACTTGTATAAGATTTCGGAATCATTTTTCATACTCAATCCTCCACTGCTATTTTATATTCCAACTCGTCAGCCAAATCACTTATTAGCTTGACTGCTTCTTCCAAAGCATCATACATATTATTCCCTTCTGATATAAGTTCATTGAGAGTACTACTCTCGCTCATGTCTTCGGGAAAATCATTTGGCTTCCAAGTGAAACTTTTGTTCTTTTTTCCGAACTCTCTAGCCTTTTCTAAAAGTTTTTCTCTTGTCATAACAATATTACTTTAAATTTATATATTATTTTATAGTAGTCTAAATTAGACCATATTTAAAATTCATTAACGTTGTTATTGTTTATATTATCATATAAATGACTACCTTTGCACTCGAATCATTTAGAGTATCAAACTCTGTTAAGGTAAACCTCTAGCCAAACATTAACAAATAAAACGATGGAACAGCAATGAGATTTACAAAGCCCCTTAGTTGCCGCTTAGGGGCTTTTTCGTGTACCGCAGTTTAGAGGTTTTGCGGTATTCCAGCTATCGAATGGTAGTGAACTTAACATTGTTTGATTATGACAAATGATTCAAAAACAAACGGGAAACGTCTAATCTTTCGTCCTTACGTTGTTAGGGATGGTAAGATTATCCGTCCTAAGCACGGAGGTTGTCTAGCCTTTTGGGTTGACGATTAAATTTCCTATTTGTGGGGTAGCGGCAACTACCCCTTTTTATTCTAATTCTACTGGTTCATCATTCCAAGTAAGTTCTCTTCCGATGAGTTTCTTGATGCTACCTTGTGGCATTTCTATGCATTTGCAAGAACCATAATCGTCTCTCCAGCTATATACAGCTTTGTGAGGCTCTGTTTCAAATATAAGTTCTGTACCAAAATTATTAACACATACCCATGCCATAACTATTCCTCCACTATTATTTTCTTAATCTCATTGTATAATTCCATAAGCTGTTTCTTGTTAACCCATACATCTTTATTGGGGTCAATAAAGAAACCGTATATAGAATACAATTCACCCTTGTCGTGTTTGTGTATTTGAATCATAATCTATTCCTCCACTTTAATACCAAATTGAGTTCCGTCAGCAAAGGTGAATAAATCCATAATTCCAGATAAAGACCATGCGGCATTTCCATTCAATGACATTCCACATGTATCATCATCTACTGCTGTAATTAAAGCATGATGTCCATCTTTCTTATCCTTCACCCACCCAAACGGCTGATGCTTTAGCATTTCATTCCAACACTCTTTTGCATCATTGAATGGGCGGTGCTTTAGTTCTGGCTTGATTCGGTAAGAACTAGAGTCACCATTAAATAATGGTTCATCACTATCCTCCCATCCAACTAGTGGTCGGTTTATCTGTACTACCTTTCCTTCGCTGAATGCCTGAATAATAGGCAGTAACTTCTTTGCATTATTTCTGTTCATACTCAATCATTTTTATATAATTCATTTCAAACAACATTTTGGAAGTATAATAAAAACATTTTGATTATCTGTAACCCCAATTTCAGCTTTATCTTGAATGTTAAAGGAGCGACATGTTACTTCCAAATCTCCATACTTGAGAATTGCGTTTTGCATAACATAGATGAACTCGCTAGCTTTCATATTACTTTCTATTTATATCCTTGCGGATGGTTAGTTTTGTTATTTATGCAAGCATTAATGGCTCTAATTGCGAGATCAATAGCTTCTGCTTCGTATTCATTAAGACACACCATTCCTCTTAAAATAACTTTTGCTTGTTTGTAATTTATTTTCATATCTGTATTTATCTATTTATGCCAAAGGCGTTAAATACACCATCCGCAACTACCTACGCATAGTTTGAATTCCAATTCGTTGCAGATGTTGTAATATTCTTCTTCTGTTATGCGATACTTATCAAGCACTTCCTTTGTTGGAGGCTTTGAATCAAAGTACATATCACCACAACCATAAGGTTCTCTAATTTCTTCATTATGGTCGAAAATATCTCCAAAATCATATTGGTCGGCATCCTTTCCATTTATGGTGAATACCTCCAAATGGCAAGGTAATGAATGAAATGGTTTGATAACTAATTCCATACCTACACCTCCATTTCTGAGTTAAGTCCTAGACCGAATAGAAGGTGCTGTAAATCAGAGACACTATTGATACCACTACGTAATGGATAGCTTCTCATATAAGCATTCCAAACATAACCAGTTTGGCTTGATAAGCCTACTTCTGCACCTTCTTCATTTGGAGACCAGTAGAATCCATGACTAAGTTTCCATCCATTCTTCTCTAGAATCTCAGGAGTGAGAGGAATCGGTAAAATAGCCTTAACCCAAGCACAGCAATCTCCGAAGAGATAGCCTTTCTCTCCAAATTCCGCACCTTCGATGTTCTCTAAGCAGACAACACCTTTCAGAACAGTTCCATCGCCCAACTTCAATGTCTTTGATGGGTCTGATGATGTTACTCTATAAACGACATCTTTGGCAGTACCTTGTGGTACTCCATTTGTCATCACTAAATCTCCTGTTATATAACCTAATTTATCCATACGCTTTACTTTTTAATTACTATCTAGTTCTGACATAAAAGTTACTATAAAACCACAAATAGTAAGGAATGCAAACATGCCAATAATATCTGCCTTAAACAGAAAGTAGCTGTACACTTCTAACACTCCTATCAATAAATAAGTAATACTTACAAGAAGTAGCTTAAATACTTTCATATTATTATTCAATTAAAACGCAATTCTATAGTCCTTTCCTTTCAGAGAAGGTTTCTTACTGAGAATGAACTTCTCTAAATCTTCAAAATCTATCGGGAAGAGCGCACAATATTTATACTTTAATGTGCAGATGAATCTTCCGTCGAGCATTATATCAAATACAAATGTTTTCATTAATTGCCTCCTTTCTTATAAATCACAACTGAATCTACAGGAACTTTACCATCGTAAGTAATTCTTAATTCTGTCTTACCTTTATATACATCTAAGGCAGTAGGAGTATTACTTATATATATTACAATAAATAACAACCCAATAAATGCAATAATTAAAACCACATTAGATAGAACACTATTACCTTCCTCTTTTATTTCGATTGCACAAAATACTATTATAGTAGCAACTATAATAAAACCCAAAAATGCTAATGCACTCATAGCTCACCTCCTTCCTTTGGTAGTAAATCATCCAAGTATAACCAGCCTTCAATTTCACATATATTATGTGGGTTGCGTAATTGGTCTAAGACAAAACCTACATTTAGAATATTGACACCTCCGTTCATCAAGACTAACAATCTTCCTTTACCAAACTTTGGCTCTTCACTAACAGGATACCACAAATCCTTCAAAGCCCGATTATATCCACGTCTAAAACCATACTCGAAGAAGCATCTATCATTATCCGATAATCTATCGTAGTATTCTTTATCGTCAAGTTGTGCAGCTTCTTCTATTCTTCTTTCGTCTATCATACTTACTTCTCCTCTTTAGTTCCATACTCCTGTTGTAACTTCTTGACCTCGCTCACGAACTTACTGACATCAATATCACAATCAATTACCTCTTGATGGTTTTTGATGGCATCCTCTATCAGATGAGTGCATTCTTCGGTAAAACCACAGATATGATCACCTTCGATGGTGTAGAGATACTTGTGTGTGTTATAGTAAGCACACTGACAGAGAGATAAGCCCTCTGAGTTGAGGCGGTCCCGTACATCGGGATTGTTGATGCGAAGGACCACCATCTTACCTTTACTAGAATACCACTTGCGATATTTGATGCGGTCTGCAACGATGATTGCTATAGCTACCAACCACAGGATAGCTAGCACGATGATAACATCTATTTGAATTGTATTCATAACTTTCATTTTTTATTGTTTGTTTATCTTAATTCGGTCATTCTTCCACGATTTTGAATGTTCAGTTCCTTGTTGACATCATGTAGGCTGACGGATGGCAATGTATGCGTATCGGGGTCTAAGCCCTTCGACTTGCAATAATTTCGCCATGCCTCTATGCCATGAGGTTTCTTTGCATCCTCTATCGCTTTCAGTCGTTCTTCTTCTTTTCTGCGCTCGTCCTCTACCCTTCCACGCTCAAGCAGAAGTTCTTTTTCGTATGAATCTAGTGCTACCATTAAATCTTGCGGATTGATAGTAGTGCTGCTAGACTTGTCTTCATATTCATGCTTATACTGGTATAGTTTTCCATACTTGCCTTCCATTATTCGAATAAAGGCGTAGTCGAGTTCTGTTGTAGTCCAATAATAGTACTTGGTACATAATCTTGTTGCAAGCATTTGTATCTGAAACTCTGTGACTATATCGAAGACTCCAAGAAAAGTGAAGAGTTCTATCAGTCTGCCCTTTACCCATCCGACGAGTGAGCGCAAACCACCTTGCTTCTGAACACTGAGCAAGGTGGTTGTACTTTTACATATAGCACTCGTAAAGGAAGCTGGGCGAACGTAGTTCGGTTTATCCTTGGTAATCGGAACCAAGGATTCTTGCAGCCTTTGCTGCGAGATTGACAGCTCGTTGTTGCTCATTATCTTGCTTTTGGATAATTTCGTCATTCCAACACTCACCATTAAGATAAGTGAGTGGGTCTTTTCTGTATACAGGGTCGGGCGTAGATGCTACGTAAATAGGAGTAGCTTTCATGCAAGCTACCTTATCGTTAAGGCTTAACTTCTTCCATTTAGCCTCTGCCTTCTTGCGGCCTCGTTTTTTATTGTAGGCATTCCACCATTCCTCAAAAGGCGGTTCGAAGACCAACATCTGTTTTTGCTCTTCTTCAACCTCCAAGTCTACCGCCTCCACTTCGGCATTATTGTTGAACAACTCAGAAGGCTTGTAATACTTACCCGTAAGCGTCCATCTTGCACCAGCTACAAAAGCATCTTGAAGGGGTTCGCTTTCCGAATATTTATTTGCCTCCGAATGGATTTCCTTTAACGTTTTCATAAGCTATATGATTTTGATGATTTATACCCAACCGGCACCCGAGTTCTCGAGTTCTCGCTTGCAATACTGCAAACCCACTTGGTCGTCGGGTTCCGGAATCATGATACTGCGGACATTTGCATAATCTATCACGTTTCGGATAACGCTGCTAGCCTCTGCTGTATTGAGGGAAGTGAGAGGCTTGTATTTGCGGTTGCCTGTCTTGTCTACCTCATCGGTATAGAAGATGTAGCTGCAAACGTTGCGCTGAATATCACGAAGCGTTTCGTAGAAGGTCTGCCCAAGTTTTAGGGCGAGATAGCTAATCATGAAGTGAAGATAACTGGACTGCTTGTCGGTCTGAATGGGGTGAAACTTCTTTAGTTCGATTTTATACCCACATTCTTTAGCTTTCTGAACAGCCTTTACGATAGCTAAATATTCACGAGGATCATTAGGATTGTATACACTCATATTATTATAATTACATTAGATTGATTACTAAACCCTTGCAAGCATAGTCGGTTGGTACACCGAGGACCTGCTGGAATTTGTTTACGGCAACATCGGGGTTAAGATGGCGTGCTGAACCATGAATGAGGACGATGCGCTTGGCGGTATTGGCTGCCTTGCATTCGTTGAGATACTCGATAGAGTGAGCCAGACTCATGTGGGAAAGACGGATGCGGTCGGCTTGTCTGACTATCGTCTTGCCTTCGTTTACGGCTCTCTCTAGAAGAGAATCATCATAGTTGCATTCTGCCAAGAAGTACTGGCACCCTTGAACTACATTTTCCATATTGTAGCAATCGGTGAAGAACATCATGGTTCCCATTTCCGGATGATGTATGAGGAAAGAGAAACAAGGCACATCATGTTCTACCTTCATCGGGGTGATACTGAAAGCACCTAGATGATAGGTCTGTTCTTTAATCATACCTTTTACTCCCTTGCATTTCTCGGATAACTCTTCGGTAGAGTATGCATCGATTCCTGCTTTCAGAAAGTCTTTGGCATTTTTTGCATGATCGCCGTGGGAGTGACTGATAATCACTCCCACGCATTTTGATGTTTTGAGGTTTGCAACTTTCTTTACTTCCTGCAACGGACGACCTGCCTCTATACAAAGCTGCTGACCATTACTAGACTCCAGTACGTAGCTATTGCCTTGACTATTGCTATTGACTACTATCAGCTTCATACTTAACTCAAACTAAACTTTTTAGCCTGTGGCTGCTCATCGTGTACTTCTTTGGTATTCATGACTTCGCCGGTATCAGCATTGAGCGTGATAACGTTCTTTGCCTCGGCAAACTCCTCATCACGCTGAACGATGGCAGAAGGTCGCTCATCGGCATTGATAACCTGCGCTGCATCAACAGAAAGCTCACCCCACTTTGTAAGAAGTTGGCGAAGGACGGTTTTTTCTGCCATGTCCTGAAAACCAGTAAACCATCCTTGACCTCCCCCTTCTCCGTCTACGGATTGCTTGATTCCCAAGTCTCTCAATTCCTGCCATGTAAGCTTTGAATATTTGACTGTTGGGGCGTAGGTCTTGGCGAACTTGCATACTTGCTCAATGTCCATATACAAAATCTTCTCGAAGCCAGACGTCATCTTGATATATGCGAAATATCCAACTGGAACATCAGATGTCTTTACGCCGCTGATGTCGAGCAAACCAGTCACCTTGTCGTAACCACAGAACTCGCCTTCATAGACGGTGCCATTGTTGATGGTCTTATACTTATTGGTACGAAGGGCAAGATTGACATATCCCTTTGTTCCGATGATAAGGGTTGGTGTAGGGACGAGCTGACCGGTTGCCTTATCTTTGTTCTTGAAGACCACGATGTATGCCTGCCCCAACTGCTTGTTGATAGGCAATCGCAATCCTGCTGCCTTTACTGCCTCGCCCATGAGCGCATTAGGGTTGCACTGCATCAGCTGAGGGTCGGAAGTAAACAACTCCATCAAACTGGTGGTGAAGGCGCCTTTGTTGTCCTTCAATGTGTTCTGCAAAAGGCTTTGGTAATAACTATTGTTCATTACCGCCTGAAAATTCTTAACTGCTACTGCCTTCTGAGAAGGCTGTGCCTTTGCTACTGCTGTATCTGCCATGATTACTTCTCCTCTTCTTTATGATTGATTAATTCCTTAGCGATACCAGCCAAGGCTATAGTTCCCAAAGCAAGGTTGATTTCACCACTTTCCGGAAAAAGTTCTTTTGGATCAACCTCTACGCTATCGTGGCTATCTAACCACTCCTTTATTCGGCTCGAATCCGTTCCGTCCTTCATGCCTCCTCCTAATGCTAAAGTTCCCTTGATAAGGTCTTTGTCAACCAACATTTCTAATTTTAAAGTTTCTGCCATAATTTTTATATTATTAAATTTAATCTTCTTTCTTTTCAAAAGAAATATCAATTCTACTAGTCCAACTTTTCTCAAAACTTCCAATTAGACCATCAACAACAGCCTTAGCGACTGCATTAGAACCTGCCTTTGACGTAATCTGCTTTCTTACAGCCTCTCTTATAGCTTCAGCAGATTCATCTATCTGCTTCTTCACTTCGTCTTCAACGAGTTCTTTAATACGTTTATTGAGGTTTATTTCTATCCAGCTATATCTGTTATCTCCACTATAGCTAGAGATTTTTCCATCACTATTGACTTTTGTCGTGAGAACAGCATTAACCATATTGGTAACAACACCTTCCCAACCATTGAGCGCCGAAAGAACATGAGCCTGTATCGTCTTCTCTACAATCGGCTTAATCATGTCCGCAGATAGATTAAGAGACATTAAATTATTTTCTGCCATAATTTTATTTACTTATTGATTTGATTAATTCTTCTTTTGTTTTAAACACTTCGCTTTCTTTCCTTGTTGGGAAAACTGCGAACTTATACTGAATAGAGCAAGGTGCCTCGCCTATCTGCTGAAAGAATACGCCAACGATGTTTGCACGTCGGATTTTGTACCCATCGAGCAGATAGACTGCGTCACCTATATCGAACTTCGTCTTGATTTGCATGATATGTTTCAATCCTTTATGACCAAAGCGAAATATGCTCAACCTTCAGTTTATCATCATTTGATACTACAAGACGGATTTGCTGACCGCCTGTACTGAGCGGATGGTTAACACTTTCGCATTCGTCGAGCACGACAGGAACCGATACATCATAGAACTGACCGATAGTGCGCACGATGTCGATTCCGGCATTCACCTTTGCAGCACCATTGAGGCGGCTGTAAGGCACACCATTGTGATAACATTCGCAATAAGGCTTTTTCTCACCATCGAGTTTTGGAAGGAACAGACTCCATTTTACGAAACGGAAGTGCTGATTAACCTTATCTTCGAGAGCCTTGCAAGACAACTGATAGAACTCGTTTGTGATGTTGAGTTTATCATCAATATCATCAAGCTGCTCCTGGAAGATGGCTTTATCCTTCTGTGCTGCTTCGATATGAGCCATTGTATTATCGTAAGATGCTTTTGAGGCGAGGAGTTCGAGAACCTCATCGTATCTGTCAGAAAGCGGTTTTCGCTCTTCATCGAGTGTTTGAAGTAACTTGTATTCATCTTCATTGCTCTCAGATGGCTTGTCGAGTTCTGCCTGCAACTCATTAATCTCTTTCACTACCTGCTGATACTCTTCCTTCTCGGCTAGAATCTGCTCGTAGGTGCGTGGAGCATCGGCATCAACTTCTGCCTTATGCTTTTCGGCATCATTGAGGGCTTGGTGAGCCTTGACGAGCTGGTTTGTGGTGGTCTGACGATCATCATTCAGTTTATCCAACTCTTTGTTGAGTTCGGTGTATGCGCTTTGGAGTTTAGCAAACTCATTGTTGAGTTTCTTCATATCCTCTGCCTTGCGAGAGTTGAACCGGTTCTGAGATTCCTGTTTAAGGAGCTGAACATCACCTAGAGGGAGAGCCTGACCGCAATGAGGACAGAAACCTTCCTTATCATCCCATTCCCAAGTACGTTTGGCAATCTCATCGCTACGCTTGTTCAAGTCGCCAACCTTCTTCTTGCACTCTTCAATCTGAGCGTTTATCTGAACCTCGGTGGTAGGATAGCCACTCATGACAGCTTTGAGGTTATCAACCGTAGATTCTGCCTTATTGAAGGCTGCGTTGGCGTTGAGAACATCGCTTTGGTGCTTGGTCATGTTATCGGTAGACTCCTTGTCTGCGCCCTGTTCCATCATTCGCTTGCGCTTTTCGGCAAACTCAATCTTCTTGCGAATTCCGTCAAGGCGAACTCTTTCTGCACCACCGGTGCGAATCTGCTGAATCTTGTTATCAATCTCTACCAATGCTCCTTGTAGATAAGCCTTTTCTTTCTCTAGAGCCTCCCAATCTAGTTTTGGTGGAAGGGTCTTGTCAAGTTCGGCAAGTCTGATAGGGACCGCATCGAGTTCCTTCTGAACTTCTGTACGCTTATGCTTAAGGTGGTGAAGGATGGCATCAATATCTTTCTGTTTGAGTAGTTCAACAAGATAATCATACTTCTCTTCGCCCTTCGTGATGTCTTCGACTGAAATGTCACCTGCCAACCACTGAAGGAATGAACGCTGTTTCTGCCATGTCATACCAAGGAACAGATTAGGACAGATACACCACGCAAATGGGTCTTCTTGAAAGATGTTGTTAACTACTTTGTCGAAATCTCCGGCGGTAGTCAATTCGCCATCAACATAGTACTTAAATGTATTGGTGCATTTATCACCTTTCCACTTGTCTGCTAGAACTCGTTTGAACGAGATTTCGTCACCATCTACCAACATAACCAACTCTGACGAATGCTCTATCTCCTTGATAATATTGTGATTCTCATCGAAGGTTTTGATGTCGAGCTGCATGCCGTTGGTATCAGTACCGAATAATGTGTACATGATGGCATTGCCGATAGTGCTCTTACCTCTTCCATTGTCTCCCGAGATAACGGTTAAGTCTTCTCCAAAATCGAAGACTCCGGCACGGATGCCACAGAAATTTTGCAGCTTAAGAGTTTTGAATAGGATTTTCTTCATTTTTATCTTTGTTTAAAGTTTCTTCTTTTTCTCTCAGTTCCTTATCGTATTCCTCGAATGCTCTTGCAGTAGCGTAGGTGAACTGGTCGCTATTACGCATGGCGTTCAAGATAAGATTTTTGAGGTCTTCGGGCGATGCGTGCATGAATGCGTATGCCTTCGGAATGTTCCTGTCACCCATGAGGACGATGCAGCGAAAATGCTTTGCCTCATCCCCCATTTTATCAACAATATCAAGTACCTTCTTGATATGATTGAAGAAATTCTGTCTGATATTCTTTTTCATGATTTCGTTTTTTAAAAACCTGCCTATCCTCACGGACGAGCAGGAAAAATAAATTCAAATTTATGAAAAATAACGCTAAAAACTAATTCTTATCTGTTGATCCTAAACCGCTACGAGTGCCGGTTACCTTGCCAAGTTCCAAGTTAGTATCTGGAACGTAAGTGAAGGCACCCTGACAGATGCGTTGGGTATAAGGAATAACGAACTTGAAACCGAGCAGACGCATGATGCGATGCTTTAACCTCCATCTGCCCGACTTGACGATGGCATGGACTTCTTCGCCATAGCCGCAATCAATCAAACCGAGAATTACATCAAGGTTTGCTCTAACCTTGCCTAGATAGTCGCCATGTAGTAGCCAAGAAGGGAAATAAACCTCCAACAACATTCCTTTGCCCGACATGCCACTACGTGGCTGAATCAGCATCTTCATATTTGAAGGAAGTTGTATCTTAAACCCGAGCGGAACGTAAAAGCGTTTGTTTGGAATTACTTCCGTGTCCTTACTACAATGAAGGTCGTAAGCGGCATCCGTCTCATACGACTTCGTTGGGAAACACCCTTGTGTTACCAATTCTACATTGATTTTTGTACCTGATTTACTCATATAATCTATTCTTATAAATGTTTCTGTTCTAAAAGTTTGTCTACTTCTTTCTGATAAAAGGCTATCAACTGATTATACTCGAAGAGTGACCAATTCTTGTTTTCAGTTCTTGCCCGAGCCTCTATCAAGTCAACCCTCTGTTCGCCAATCTGCTTGATAAGCGCACGGCGATACATCTGAATATTGCCTTGATTGAAAATATTGCAAGCTACACATTGTGGCCGGCAGTTATCTTCGCTGAATCGGGTTGACATGTAACGCCTCGACATGTAATGACCGTTTTGAATTTCCTTCCAAGGTAAAACCTTGCCGCAACTGATACATCGGCAATAACCTTTATCATCAGAATATTTCAGTCGAATATATTTAGAGAAGACCGCATCTAGCTTATCTCTCAGCTTACTTTTGCTAAGTCCGGCTTTCGCCTTCTTCTTCTCTTGATCCTTCTTGGCTTTATCCCAAGGAGTCTTCTTTATAGGCGTCCTCTTGAGAGGAGTTTTCCTTTTTAAACCCATATTGCATGTAATTATCATTTGTAAAGTTTGAATACTCGCCCTCGGGCTTTCCGATGTCTGAGGACACATTTTTAATTTTCGAGTTGAGGATATTTATTTTCCTCAGCTTTGACTCGAAGATTCCCAAGGGTGCCCAAGGGTTTCTTTCGAGTTCTCTGTATATTTCGAGAACCTTTCTCCGGTACTTGTGGAGAGTAGGTTCGGATAAATCTATCATAAGCCATTGTTTTTGAAGTTTAAGAAAAACCTGCCCATCCTCACGGACGAGCAGGAAGTTTAATTTAAAAAAGTTTTTCTTTGTACAATGAAGTCACTGCCGCTGCAGCGAATAATCATACACAACAAACAAATACATAATAGTCCACCTTAAGGATTCGGACCCAACTTCCCGATTTGATAAGAATGTATTAAGGATTTACACAAAACAGTTTCGGGCGTGCTTACCAATTACACCATCGGTGGATAACGGCATCATGCGCTACCATGAATTTAAGAGCCATGCTCACCGCTTTAGCTATCAGTCATAAAGACTGATGCTCGGGGATCCCCTTATAATGACTTAACACTATTCGACTTTACACTTTTCCAATATGTCAAAGAACTTATGTCCAAAAAGGGCAATGGGATTGTTCCGGAAACTGCTATATATAATAAGGTATAAAACGAAAGGTGCTGGTAGAATGCTCGACCACAACATTTCCTTCTGGTTCGTGGCGCATGAATTCAACGCAAACAACTTATATTGCCATTGGGTCTATACCGCTCCACACCTAACGATTTCAAGAAACATTATAATAACAATATCCAAAACTATTTAGGGGATTCGAGGCGAGTTGAACGCCTTTGCTCGGGTTTCCCCGCTCACTCCGAGTGAGCTAGCTCGATTCCCATGTATCACTCCTATGCTCACGCACAAGAGTGAATTGATAGTTTACAAATAAGAAAAAGAACCTTTCTTAAGCAATCGTTTAACTCTATGCTCACGCATATCCAATTTAAAACGCATTTTGTCTGAATAACTAATCTAAAAGTTCAACAGCCAAATATTTCACACATTTACACACTCACTAGTTGTGGCACCTTAACAGGCTCTGCTCCGTAGCGATTCAGAGCACAGGAACGAATGTCCTGAGCCTGTTGGCTATTACTCCGGTAAGCAAGAGCATTGTAGACAGTAGTCTTGCCACAACCAAAAATTTTCATGATTTTAGGAATTTTATCTTTATCAATCAATATTTTTTCTATTTTTACGACTTTATTCATATTATTTTTTGTAAATTTGCACCATAAATAAGTTTTGAACGAGTTTTGTTCTCGTTTACGGATGCAAAGATACATGTTTATAGACAAATATCCAAGGATATAGGCATTAATTTATAGTTAATTTACGTATTTACACAAATATAAACACTAGCAGTATGGAAGGATTAAGAGATAGAATCAACGAGGTAAGAGACCATTACAGGCTGACTAACAGAGGGTTTGCTGACGCTATCGGGGCAAAACCTGCTGCTACGAACAATTATTTGAACGGCACAAAGGAGCCTTCAATGGAGTTTATAGACAGAATACTGACTACATACGTAGACATATCAGCAGATTGGCTACTTTGTGGCAGAGGCAGTATGTTTTACGATGCAGACAAGCAGACGGACGAAAAACTGCTGAAAGAACTAGCAGAAACAAAAGTAAAGTTGCTAGTACAGGAAGGAGTGGTTAAGGAGTTAAAGCAAATCATCAGCGAGAAGATTGCTGAAAGAGACAAAAGCCTTGTCGGCTAATACGATAAAGGGGAGCCTTCTTTGCGAAGACTCCCCTTGTTGTGTTACATCTTGCCTTCGAGGGCGTCGAAAGCAGATTGTACGTCCTTATTTAATGTACGTGCGTATCTAGTAGTCTGACGCAAGGTAGTGTGTCCAAGCACCCTTGCCACGATATTGATAGGCATACCCTTCGACAAGAATAAGGTTGCCGCAGTCGCTCTACCCATGTGGGTATGCAGTCTGTCAACTCCGACCATCTGCCCGATCGCCTTCAGATAATCATTATACTTCTGATTCGTCATTCTAGGCAGCTTGAAGTCATACTTCTGTAGTATCTCCAGGGCAGGTTTGAGAAGTTGGAATACGAAATCCGTATCTGTTTTCGTTCTCTTAGCGTGATAGAACATCTTGCCGCCAATCTCCTCGCAGTTAGTATAATCGAACGATGCAAGGTCAGAGTATGCAAGTCCGGTGTAGCATTGAAAGAGGAACAAATCTCTTGCATGGAGAATATGAGGTGTTGAGAGTTTCAGTTTCTTGATGGCAGCAAACTGCTCTTCTGTGACACAATCAACATACTGCTTTTCTCCCTTGCCAATATGGAATGGCAGAAACTTATAAGGATTCTGCTCAATAAGTCCGTCTATCATCGCATCATTGATGAACAACTTAAGATACTTGTGATAGTCGTAAATGGTACATTGAGCCTTATCCTGTCTGTGGAGATACTCATCCATCGCACGCACCTTCGACACATTGCAGTCTTGAAACGATTTTATCTTTCCCCATGTTTTCAAGAATTTAATAAAGACATCATAGCGTTTCTTGGTATGCTCGCACACCTTACGCTCATTTCGTCTTCTCTCGCAGTACTCGATGAAAGAAGTTCCTTCGTCTTCTCCATTCATCTGTGAGATAACCACATTTAAGTCACAACAGCCTTCCTTAACCATCTTGCTGATGATTTCGTTTGCTCTCGCGCGGTATGCCTGTATGATTTCATTCAGTTCATCCGCATCTTTTCTCTTGATAACCATCTTTGACGCATCAGACCATTGTGTAGTTGTCACTTTTACGCCTGTGGAAAAGTACTTCCTTTGACGCTTGGCACAAAAGCATAATTCTACCGAAACTTCATGTTTTGAGGTCGCTCGCTTCAAACGATTGTGAATAATACTTAAATTAATTTTTGCCATTTTGATAACACATTTTTTACAAGGTGATAACACATTGATAACACACCTTCCGATTCAACAATTTGTGTGAATGATACAAAACATTGTAATTCAGATAGTTACACCCAAAATGCGTTTAAACCAGTTTTAAACCAGTTTAGAAAATCAATCTTTATGACATATCTCTTTAAAAAACAAAAAGCAATCTATATAAGTATCTGTTATTCAATACGTTATATAGACTGCTTATTTGATTTTTTCTTGACTAAACGTTGCGTTTTTACGCCTAAAAAGTGATTCCGTTGGGGTCACAACCAATTTCTCACAAATCTGTCTATATCAGCCACTTATCTTTCGGGTGCAAAGATAGTGATAACATTTTTATAACACAAATTTTTAATTACTTTTTAACTATATTTTGCAAAAGTTGAAATTTGGCGGTTTCAAATACTTTTCTTACTTTTGCACTCGTCAATGTGACGATTGATATAAGACTTCGGTATTCTACCTGTATTCAATAGGTTCAATATAAATCACGAAATCCCTAGGTCGGCGTCACACGACTTGGGGATTTTTATTTTCCCCGAGTTTTTATGGCAGTCATGGTAGTTTGTCGGTTAACTCCACTCGGCTACGCTGACTTTAAACCCAAGTCGCAAGAGGACGCATGGCGACATCGCAGGATTTGATAGCAGAAGGCGAGCAAGGCGGTAACTACACCGAAAGCTGCTTAGGTTAACTGATGTAGATTATCAAGTGGCCAGATGATGGGGGTGATTGCCTCAGCGGAAATAATTTTTTGTGTGCTATCGCATACGTGTGCGATAAGGGGGATTCTAGAATCCGAAGGCTCTTAGCCTAGCGGTTTTAAAGTAAAAATATTAATTAAAAAATTAATGATTATGAAGAAGATTAAATGGAAAGTGATGTTGTTTGTAGTTTGGCTGCTCTCAACGCTTATGATTCTCAGCCTAAGTCTTAGGGCAGTTAGCAAGGCAGACACCATCTTGAACCCTGTAGGAGTACTAGGCTTTGTCCTATGGATATTGTTCTCAATCGCGACAAATTGTTTAACGTTCAAAAATAAAAAAGACAATGAAAAGAAAGATTAATCAATTGTATTTGTTTATCCTGCTTGGTGCAGCGTTGTTTTCAACTACTTCCTGTAGCGAGCGTGTGGATGCTGGCTCTGAGGGAATCTTGGTAAACCTCTATGGTTCCGACAAAGGCGTAGATGATGTAAGTCTTGTTACCGGTCGTGTGTGGTACAATCCTTTCACCGAGGAGGTGTACGAGTACCCTACCTATGTGCAGACTATCGACTATCCGGCATTCACCATCAATGCCAAGGATGGCTCGGAATTCACCGTTGATCCTACGGTCTCCCTCAAAATGGTTGACGGCAATGCACCAAAGGTATTCAAGAAGTACCGCAAGGAGTTGAAGGACATCGTGAATGGTACTTTGTTCAACTACGTGAAAGATGCCTTCCGCATTCAGCTGAACAAATACACAACCGACCAAATCGTCAGCAATCGTGATTTGGTGGAGAAAGCTATTGAGGCTCAACTCAGCAAGGCTCTCGCCAATGAGCATTTCCATTTGGAACAGCTTACTTCTGGCTTGAAATATCCAAATTCGATAGTTGAGGCGGTCAATCAGAAAAATAAGGCTATTCAGGAGGCTCAGCGTGCACTCAATGAGGTGGCAGTAAAGAAGGCTGAGGCTGAGAAGATGCTTGTGCAAGCAAAAGCTGAGCGAGAGGCGAATGAGTTGAAGACTGCATCGCTTACTCCGGCTATCTTGCAGAAGATGTGGATTGAGAAGTGGGATGGTAAGTTGCCTGTATATGGTAATGTTCCACAAATGATGATGGTTAAATAAACTAATTGCCCTCTCTTCGGAGGGGGGCTTTTTATTTATAGCGTATGAAAGAAGAAGATTTAAATAAAGCTATTCAGCTGAAGGATAAACTTGATAGCGAAAGACAACTTTTAAGGTTTGCACATTTCCCGTCTGTGTATTTAAGAGTTAATCTTGAAGAAAACAGCGACCACGGACGAATTCGTAACATAGATTACCTTCTCGATAATGATGTTATCAGAGGACTGAGAGCGATGGTTATCGCCAACATTGAGAAGAGAATTAATGACTTACAGGAAGAATTAGAAAAGTTGTAGGCTTATGGGAAGTTTTATAAAAGAGCGTCTCATTTTTGCATACTGCTGGACGCATTCGACAGGTAGATGTAAGGATTGCACTTGTTGCTACACCTTCAAGAAATGTAAGGACTTCGTAAATTCTTTTTGGAAGATACACCGCTACAGGCATTATCACAAGACAAAAGCGAAATATCCATGTACGCTTGTTGAGTTTAGGAAGGGAGTTAATCCGTTGTTTCGTAAAAAATTATAGCTTATGGAAGTTGAAAGATATTATTATGCAGTAGCATCCTTCATGCGCAAGGATGACAAGATTAGCGTCAGTTCGGTTACGTGTAGTGTTAAAGGGGAAGAAAAGGATATTAAGTTCTATCCTCTCATGAACATCATCACGGACGTGGAAGAGAAGTTCAAGGATGATATGGTTAGTGGAACAGTAATCATTCAGAGTGTTATTGAAATTAGTAAACAGGACTATGATGCTTACAATGAACGCATCGCTAAAATGAACAAGATAGCATGAAATATACAGAAGATTATCCGCATAGACCTATCCTAGGTAAGGCTGGCGAGTTCGTTGATATTCTAAGCAGAGTTCCTGCTGATACGGATATTGTACTTGATGTTGATACCTACTTTTCTAGGGATATTGCTCCAAGTGCATTGGAAATTTCGTTAAGCGGCTATCGTCCGTTTGAACATATCATTCAACTCAAAAATGATGGAACGTTAGAAAACACGTTGAAAGTCAATATTCGTGCAGAATGGAACAGAGACGAAAACATGGCAGAAGGTGAGATTTTTACTGCGCTATTCTATGCGCTTAGGGAGGTCTTACACAAACGCGGACAATATGATACACGTAAGTTACCTAAGGAATACTCTATCGCCAAAACCGCTGCAAATAACCCATGTGCGTTCTTCGATATGCTCAACGAATTTCAGAAGAAATACAAAGGTAAGAAAGAAAATCATGAAAAAGTTGGAAAGGTTGATAAAGGTAATGGATAAGTACTTGACTGATGCCAAACTGCGTTGGGCACAGGAAGAACTTCTTCAGAAATTGCACGATGCAGCAGAGCGCCATAAAAGAGTGGTGATTCTGAAAGGCAGAAGGTTTGTTTAGTAAAACTATTGCGTATGAAAAAGGAAGATAGAATCAAGGTTTGGGAGAAGTACGGCCATCATTGCGCATACTGCGGAAAAGAAATAAAGCTCGAAGATATGCAAGTAGACCATTTCGTTCCTAAGAATCGTGGAAACTATTCACGTTGGAGTGATAAGGAAGGTAAGTATGTCGTTTCTCATGGTGAGGATATTATGGAGAATTACATGCCTTCTTGCCGAGCCTGTAACTTTAGAAAGCGGGATATGAATATCGAACAATTCCGTGAATCTATAAAGGAACAGGCTGAAGGTTTGCTTAGAGGTGCAGCAAAGTTCCAAGTAAGTATGAGTATTGCTTATGGTCTACTTACCCCACATTTCGATAAGCCTATCGTATTCTATTTTGAAGAATGTATAAATTACAAAGATAGACTTACGAAATACATTCAAGGAAGGCTGTCTGAATTATCAAATGTTGACGATTATGAACAAAACAAGTTAGCGTTAACTAACCTTTTGTGGTTTCTTGATAAGGTAACCAGTAACGAAGTGATTGTCGCAAAGCTTAAAATCATGTCTGATACAGACAGGAAACGAAAGAAATACCTTTCTAGGTATGATGGTAACGAATCATTATACGATGATGAATATTCCAAGGCAGAAAGTACTATAGCCAAGGAGTGCTTGAAGTATTTACAGAACAAAAAAGAAGTAGCGTATGACTAGTATTAGAAAAACTAAAAAGTGGTATAAGAGTCCTTCTAGAAAGGTATTCAAAATCAAAAAGAGGTTAGAAACCATCAATAAAAATCCCGAACTGCATACATATATTCTGCGCCATCGTACTTTCAATAGGGTGTTTTTTTATTTCACAATCCGGACAAAATCAAAAAGAAAGCGAGGTAAGCATGAAGGTTAGATTGGCTAAGAAACAAATGAAGAAATCTCGTTCCTATTGGGAGAGACAAGGATACAGGTTTAGGCGCAAGGCTAAGATAATCAGGTATTCGTTGAAGTCTTTGCTTGGAGATTATAGTACTAAATGGATAGACTACTGCTTTGTGAATATGAATGGACGAATACAAAATCACTTTCCTATTCGGATAAAGTCAAGAAGAAACAGAAAAAGCAGAGCCTAGTGCCCTGCTTTTTCCTTGTCTTCACGTTCTCGTTTCTCGGCTATAGCCTGTCTGATCCATTCGGCTTTGTTGCGACCGAGGGATTCGCAAAACTCAAACATATCTTCGTTTACATGCGTAACAACCCTATGGATGAGGGCAGCTGCCCCCTTGCTCGGTGTTCCGGCTCGCTCTCTGCAACCACCCCACCCTGGATGCTGACTGACCTTGCATTGCTGAACCTTGCCCTTGCTATTGATGCGGAACTTCATTTTCAGCCGGTCATTTACCCAAACTTCAGCAATTACCGCATCGGGCGTCTGCTGAAGGGTAGATTTGGCGATACCGATAAGATAGGATTTATCCTTGAAGAAGGTCTCTGTCTCATCGAGTATCGCCCAATCATCGTAGATTATGATTCTTGCCCTTTCCATATCCTCAACCTAATATTGCCATCAGTATCGTGAATAAGAAGATAAAGAGTACAAACCATTCCTGTTTACTCATAGCTTACCCCCTTTCTTCTTCTCTTGCGATGATAAATTTGAAGTGCTTTAACAACTCTGTGGTCTTCTTTCCAACCAAAAGAAGCTTTAATCACTCGTTTCGTCCAATATCGTTTCTTCTTTTCTGAACCTAGAAGTATCTTCTTTGCTAGTCTTGCTTTCATTTCTTACCTCCTTTCTTATCGAATTTATTGCCGATAACTTTTAGTTGCCTATTACGCAACATTCTCCCTAAAGTATTTGGGTAGAGAACAGGGTGTTCTGTATCGACCAAACTAAAACTAGTGTTGCCTTGATTCCAAACTACTTCATAGATGCTGCCTGTATCCTCGTATTGTCTGAGCAAATCATGCTCATAGATAGGAAATCCGTTACAATCACATGAACCTGTAAATTGGCAGAGGGTGTTGGTGTCTATCAAATATGAGTTTATTACGCCAAGTTCTTTGTGGTTAGAAAAAACTTCGCTATTTCTGATAGTAGGGGAACAATCAACCCACGCGCCTGTTCTTACTCGTATTGCCTTGAAATTGATTTCACTCATTTCTCCCCTCCTTCCTCGATTACTCCTATCGGTTTGATGTCGTTCACACTTTCATCCTCGGTGAAGAAGGAAACCTTCATCATTTCGCTCACGTAGGCCATGGCCACAACATCTTCATGGGCGTTCTTGATGATGCAGATGTCTCCTCTTACCTCGTTCTGCATTTTCAGATACTTCACGGCTGCATCCTTCACCGCCAAAGGATTCATTTTCTTTGTTATCGTCTCCCCTGACTGAGGGAAGATGAAGATAAATTCTTGCTTATTCATATTCTTAAAACTCAAATAATTCTAGTTGTACATATCTCTTCTTCGGGAGTAACTTTTCTATCTCCTTCAGTATCTTAGCTGCGCTCTTACAAACAGAACTATTCCGGTTGCGCTCTTGCTCTATCTGTACGTTAAGCCAATGTTTTACCCAATTCAAAGCATGTTCTATGGCATCTTCCTGTGTCTTGAACCAATTCGTGTTGCTGAGGTTTGTTCCAAACGCCCCTCCTCTATCTGCTAGCATGTATATCACACCATACGTCCACTTTCCTCTAACATAAGCTGTGGATATTTCAATATGGGGGATTCCGCTGCCGATTTCTGTCTTGTAAGGATTCGTGCATACACCGAACTCGTTGAATAGAAATTTCTTTATCATGATTCCATTTCACTTTCTGTTATTAACAACTCATCAAACATAATACTATCCTTGCATGAGCAGCTCCATGATGATTCGTCCTTGTCTTCAGACACCTCATAGTTATCGGGATATTCCTCCTTGTAGAAATCTAGGATATTATCCTCCTCTTCTGCCATCCGCTCCTTGGCTGCGGTCTTGGTGGAGTAAACTCCGATAACATTAACGCCCGAATAATCTTGATTGTCTGCTCCGTGCTTAATCAACACAAATACTTTCTGTTTCTTCATCTTACACCTCCTATTTTTGTTTATCAGTAATCAACTTGCGTTGTTTAGATATAACCTCACCCGCGTTCTTATCATGCACTCCTTCGTAAAGTCCAAGGTTCATCATAATGATGTTTAGTGCAGGATCATTAATCTCAATAGCCCTTTCTGTGAGTATTCCAAGCACGCGTGCCAAAATCGTAAAAGTCACAGGATAAGGAGTGCTTTTAGAACACTCAGCTATCTCTTTCAATAGCCTTGGCATATCAACCTTCCATACCATATCGTTCATGACATAGTCCTGTACATTCTTACTTTTGATTTTCTTCATCTTACTCGCCCTCCTTCTCTTCTACATCAAACGAAACACTATCCAACTCGCCATTCTCCAAACAACCCAAATCGTATAAACGTCTTGCGGCATTCTCTGCGTCTTCGGATGATGCAGCGTCTAGCGGTACCTTGTAGGTAATTTTCTCCACGATTTCTACTACATACCTTTTCATAATCAAATCCTTTCTTTTAAAAATTAATACTTGGTGGGCGGATGGTACGTTGCAACCATCTGTAGCGGCTTGAATACCGCATTCGCCCTATATATAACAACAACAACTTCTATTTTATCTTCTCGTTTATCTTCTCAAGACAAGTGCTCTTGTCTACTTGCATTCCGTTCGGCAGAAAGAACCTCTCAGTAAATGAGGTCTGCTTGATGATGAACGTTGTACGTGCCCTGTATCTACGTCCGAACTTGTCAACGTAAATGGCTCCCTTGAAAAATTTTATGATTATCGTCATATTGCTTACATCTCCTCTACAATATCTTCAAAACTCTTCTTCTTAATCTCCATAGAAATCAGACTTGCTATGTCTAAGACTTTCGTTTCCTCGTACTCTCTGGACGTATCGTCATGGATATATATACAGAAACTATCTATCTCGTATCTGTCGCTATTGAACAGAGTATAGCTTGATGTAGGAAAGCGGAAAATGATTCTGCTCCAATCCTTTTTATCCAACAGATTTTTAACAACTGAATTAGTCATACTCGAAATGTTTTGTGAGGGAGATTTCTCTCCCTCGGGTTAAACTTACTCCTTCAACAGACTTTCTACAAGTTCTTCCTTTGTGGAGAAGACGTCTGTACCATAGGTGTATCCATTATCATGTTTTAATAAAAGTTTGCAACACTCCTTGTCTTTGTCTTCTCTCTTCTCAAGAACGATGCGAGAAATCGTCTTCTCAGCTATCTTGTTATCACGCAATAGGAAAACCTGTTGGCCAACATAGAAGTTGGTTTTAAGATTTGTCTTTGCTCGTTCCTGTACTTCCCAATCAGACGATAATTCCATGCATGCGTACACTTCCTTGCCTTCTGAGAGGTCTTTGGTGATGTGCTCGAAGATTTCCTGTTCTGTAGGCTCTCGCTCTTCTCCGGTCTCTTCATCATCGATGGTGTAAATACTATATTCCCAACCTTCCTTGTCTACAAGTTTGAGTCCGGCTGCCTGTGCCTTTACTACTTCTTGTATGGTGTTAATCTCAACTCCTACAAAATTGTCGCTCAATCTAACTGCCTTAGTTGTCTTCATAATTTTATCTCCTATAATTTTTGCTTGTAACAATGAATTGAATTAATACTATCAATATCTATAAATTTCTTGCCATCACTAAAATTTATGATGAGGGCATTTAAAAATTGTTCATAGCTGAAATTTTGGCCGAGGTATGGTCGTACCTCAGTTGTTTCGTTTTGTCCGTTAATAAGAACAACAATACGTTCGTTATTCTGTTCGCTAAACTCAGCTGCGAAAGCAACTGCTTGTTTTACTAATTCCGGATTCATATCTTATTCTTTAAATTTGTTATTGTTAATCATTCTAGCGGCATAAGTTCTGCCGATAATCTCGTCAATCTTTGCTTGCTGCTGATAATCTGTGCAGTCGGCAAAGTTCTCCTGTCCCTCATAGAAACGTGCTGCATTCTTCAGCTCATGGAGTGTTGCTTGGGTGTAGTCCTTGTTAGGATCAACTTGCCTAAGATTCTCACATGTCTTGCAATACTCGATGAAGTCTACAAGCAAAGATTTCTCCTCGCTCTTGCTCTGCTGCATTCCGGCTCCCATAAGAGGTAGGGCAACTATCGTTGACGCTACCAAAGCTATCTTAACTCTCTTTTTCATATCTTTACGGATTTAATTTCTTGTTTATCTCTTCTAATGTCTTGTATGTCTCCGGAAACAACTCCAAATGTGCTGCCATGAAGACTGCGCAACCAACTGCCTTTGCGTAGGCTGATGTTGTTGTTTGATAGAGTAAGGCCCTAATTGCGTCATACTCCTTGTCTGTAAGTTCTAACTTATTCTTCTTCATTACTCGTCCTCCTTGTCTTTTAAAACATATTCTAAATCAAATATTAAATCTCCCAACAAGTCTATTTTCTTTCTTATTAATTCTTGCTCTAGACTAAATTTATGGTCAATGCAAAAATTCAATTCAGAATATAACTTATCTCGGTTAGACTTCCATTTAGCCAATAATTCTTCTCTTGATAGTATTTCCATAATTACTCGTCCTCCATGTCTTTTGCTGCTCTCAGTCTGTAGCCTGTAAGACTGCCGACTAAGAAGATTAATACATAAATTGTGATGTCCATAACTTAACCCTCCTTAATATCTTAAAATCTTTTTGATTACTGCGGCTGCAAGAACATCGTTAGCGGTTATAGGTCTCGGCTCCATATTGCTTTCTACCCATGCTGCACCGCCAAAATACCAATGCTCTTTTCTCCACTCCTCACAAAACTTCTCGGCCTCCCAACGTGTAGGAAACTCCTTTTCTCTCATTTCCGAGTGTGGTCTGCTGCCATACTCGTAATGTGCTACGTGATGTACTTTCATATTCGTTCCTTTCTTTTAATTGTTATACTTGTGCGGTCTCACGGCTTGAACGTGATGTGCTCCTCTATTCGCTGACCGCTCCATGTTACTTCTTGCCAAAGTTGAAGATTCTAACGAACTGATAGAAGGTTTTGTGTCCTACAAGGTGAAACAAGTCTTCAAAGATGTACTCCTTGCATTCCTTTGTTCCTTCTCTGTACACATCTTGCATCTGCTTTGCGGTCATATAACCGCTAGTAAGCCATTCGAAGAATAATGCCCCTAAACTCTCATAGTCGTTGTTCTTGTCATAGAACTTCTTCTGCTGCTCGTAAGTTTTGTTCTTTCTCATATTCTAATCTCCTATCTTTAAGATTCTATACCATTTAATTTAAGGGCAATTGCCTTTAAGTTCTCAATTCTCTGTTGTGCATTCGGTGTGAGTTCCGCACCACAAATAAGAACTGCTTGTGAAAGGTTCATTACCTTGTCGTATATAGCGAGAGTGATGCTTGAAATCTCAGCGCTTGTAAGTGTTATTGTCTTGTCCATTTTCTTATCGTTTTAATTGTTCAACTTTGCTTTAATCTCTTTAAACTCCTTCAATCGCTTGTGCGTTATAGGAGTATCATCGTGGCTTGAAATACATTCCTCTAGAAGGATTATTCTATCGTTAATAGCTGATGTGATATTGTATATCTCATCGCCCGAAAGTGTTATTGTCTTTTCCATATTCGTTTATTTTAATCTTGTTATTTGATACTTATAGAATACTTTTTCCTCGGGAAGGATTTCACTTAGCTTTATATACTTCGTGAAAATGTTGTCGTACATATCCCTGTCACGTCCTTTGTACTTGTAACCTAACTTCTTTATCTGTTTCTTGATTTCCTTCACACGATTATCATTGCATATCTTAGAGGAAATCGGTTCAACTTTTACTCCTCCTTCAGCGGGTATTCTAACTATACTGAACTCTACGATATTATTTGCCATAACTCTTAACTTTAATAATTATTCTTTCCACCAATCGGAAACGTCACTTCTCTTGAGGTGTCTCATTTCCAAAAACTCTTTGAGGGTGCTGCAATAGGTGTTCATAGAATAACAATCACCCTTCAATATAACATGAACTTCTTTAGCCATAGTCTTGAATTTTTAAGCGTGGGGAGGGGCGTACGCCCCGTGGGGGCGCTGCCCCCTTATCTCCCCACATTGTTACTTACTCATTTCATACACCCAAAGTCTCCCTTTATGATGACAAGCGTAATGTTCTGCTTGCCACCTTTTATTGAATTGAGCGATAATCTTTGGTTCTTTCTCGGGTTCTGAGAATTCCTGTACTACGATATACGTCTTCATGCCCTTGTTTTCTTCGTCTTTGAATACTCCAAAGTACTCTTCATGGTCTTTGAACACAAGAACTTGGACTTCCTTTCCTTTGTACGTTACAGGAAACTTCCCGATAAACTCGTTGTCTCCCCAATACTCTTTGATATACTCGTCACTATCCTCGTATATACAAGGCATTATGGTTCTTTCTTCATCGATTTCGAACTTGTTGCCCTTGTGATAAATTAGGCTACAAGCGATATAATCTGCTAACTTTGCCATAGTCTTTAATATTTTAGTCGTACAACTGAGTGAGTACGTTATCGTACAGGTCTCTTGTCTTCTTAACGCTGCTACCCTTCCAATGAAATGGATTCTCGTTTGCAGTTCTTCTAAGCGTGTTTGCTATTACCATAGCCTCAGCCTTAGTCAATTCTAATAAACACATCTTTGTTGTTTCCATTGTCGTTGTTGTTAAAATGTTATACATACAAAGTGCAGGTGTACGTTTGCGCCCAACGTTCACAAGTTACATGTGACCTAACTCCCTTCGTTTAACGTCCGTGGGTTGACGTGTTTCGATGTTTCTCTAGTCTAACACGACTAGCGTTTTTACATCTTGCGTGATGAGTGTTTGAGACTTCTTTGTCTTGTTGCTTTGAGAGTGGCAACTAACTCGGTCGCATTTTCCTTTGATGTTTGAAGAGTTCTATCTCTCTGACTTTCCCGACTAATCTGTACTTTTATAGAGGTAGTTAAACGTGAAGTTCTAAACGTGCCATCGTTCCTCTAAAATCAAACTAACTTGATTTCGTGTGCAAATGTAATGTTTTATCGTTACACTACCAAATTTTTGGGTAGTATTTTAACACTTCAAGCCTATTTTTTAACACAATTAACATAACGTTACACTAAAATCTGTTTATTAGTGCTTTAACATTACTTTTCTTCAAAAATTTGGTAGTATCAAAATATTTATGTAACTTTGCAGCCAATATTATAACATTACATTGGATATTTATGGATATAGCTAAGATAATAAAACGTAAGGGCTTTACACAAAAGCAAGTGTCTGACGCCCTCGGTATTAATAGGGTAAACCTAAATAATATGATTAATGGCAACCCAACGTATAAGACTATGCGTCAAGTTGCTGACGTGATAGGTGCGAACGTTAGTGAGTTCTTCGAGGATGAAGTAAAGAGACCTAACGAGGACTTTGCTAGCTATGTACGCTACAAGGGCATCCATTATACTGCCGATACATTGGAGGAGTTCTTTAGACAAGTTGACGAACTAAAGATTATAGCGAAATGAAAAAGTTTTTAAGTAAGGTCGGCACATTCTTAGGCGGTTTGCTTGGATTCTGCTTTGTTGCGGTTGTCTTGGTGTACTCCTTCAAAAGTACGTTCTTTCACAACGTGAACGAAGACGTTGAACGAAAGCAAGAAGAACAAAAAGAAGAGTATCATAGGGAGTATGAGGAAATGGAAGTTTTTTCAGATTATGATACACACTACTATCACTTCGATAACAACTGCAAAGGAGTACACGATGATATGACTGAAAGAATGCCGCTTTACAAGGCAGAGAACGAGGGGTTCGAGCCTTGCCACTTTTGTACAGAGTAGTGAGGGCGTCAGCCCCACAGGGCATGGGGAGGGCGCTTGCGCCCGTGGGGGCGCTGCCCCCTTATCTCCCCCGAGGATTCTTCACTCTCACCCATAAGGAGAACACACAAGAGAAGAGAGAGTACAGGAAACCACACAACCAAAGAAAACAATTTCCCTAACTAGGAAAAAATATTTCTCCAACTAGAAAAATCAAAACCGCCTAAATCATCTTCAAAAAGCCTTAATCCTAGATGAGCGCATTATCTTGCACAAAACCATGAAATCTACGAAAAACCCACAAAATCGGCTCTAATCTGCTTACAAATGGCTATTAAACGGCTCAAAACTCACGAATTTGAGAGAAATCCCGACCAACTGCCCGAAAATCGCAAAAATCGCAAGAAATGGAAGACTTTTACCTTGATTTAGGGTGAAAAACATTCAAGATGGGCAATAAGGCTAGTTAAAGTTTGCTAACGAACTCCTTGCGTGCGTGCGTACCTATTAATGCAAAACCACTTTTTTGTTTGCAAAGAATCTTCTTTTATGAAATAAGAACTTTCTTTACATCTTGCTTTTATTCTTCCTTGAGAGTAATTAAAACTAACTTGCTCATAATTAATCACTTGTCTTTTCTTTACAATAATCACGTATATTTACAAAATGGGTCTTCTAGAGGGCGAAGGAGGAGGAGGAAAAGGGGTGAGTTGCGCCCCGAGAAAGAAATTGGTGGGATTTGGGGCAATTTTGACCGAGGTTGGAACACGGCAAAAGTAACCTTCAAATATTATATATTTGCCCTCGAAACATCAAATAATTGCAATTATGACGGAAATATTATCAAAAATCCCAAAGCATTTGACCTCTTGCCCTGTACTCACGGACAAGAAAGAATGGGTCTTAGGTGCTGCATCCTTGGCGCTTGGCGTTGGCTCCTCTCTCTTCGGTGCTAACAAGGCAAAGAAGGCGGCAAGAAGGGCGCAAGCAGAGAACACGTACAGAACGAACGCTGAGAAGGCTTGGTACGACAAGAACTACAACACGGACTACCTTGACACGAAAGCAGGGCAGAACCTCATGAGGAGGGCGAAGGAAGTACAGGACGAGTACGTCCGCAAGGCTGATGGTGCTGCTGCCGTTGGCGGTGGAACTGCTGCAAGCGTGGCGATGGCGAAGGAGGCAGCTAACAAGGCTATGGGCGACACGATAGCCAACGTAGCGGCACAGGACACGGCTCGCAAGCAGCATGTGGAGGACGCTCACCTTCAAAACACTCAGCAGTTGTCTAGGGAACGTCAGCAAATCGAGCAGCAGAAGGCGCAAGCCACTAGTGATGCGGCTCAAAATGCGTCAAATGCTATGTTCAATTTCGGTGTGAACCAATTGGGGTCAGAACTCGAAGGTGCTAAAGGGGTGAAAACCAACGCTTTAGGCTCAAATGGAAAGCCAATTGATAACACAAATGTATCACACACCATGAATGAGACCGCTCGTTCTTCTGCAAGCGACCATTTGGCTGAAAGCATGATGTCTCCCGAGGAGAAGAACCAATACCGCTTGAAGAAGGCAGTTGGCTTGTCGGGGCTTGGGTAGCAGCTAGGAGGTGGAGCGGATGAGCGACAGGCAAGGTGGACGAGGCACAACAGGCGACCCCAAGACCCCCACCCCCTTTGACCACCGTTGCAAATTATAGTAGAATAATACAAATAAAGAAATTCTGCCACCCCCCCACCCCCTTTTCTGAATTTCGGTTTTCCGATTTTCCCCACCCCTGAATTTTCGGGAAGTGTTAATGAAGTTAAATATAAAGATTATGAATAGATTTCAGAGTTTTATAAAGCGAATTGGTGGCGAGGACAAAGTATTGCACTTTGAGACTTGCTGCCTGATCACGATGGTTGTTGCCCTTTTGAACATGAACGTGCTTGGTCTTGGTATTGCTGCTTCGGCTGTATCAGCTTGCATGATTGCGTTTGTTGCCGGCATGTTGAAGGAGGTATACGACAATAACACATACGGCTTGTTTGACAACAAGGATATTGTAGCAGATGCGTTAGGCGCATTTACTGGTTTATTAATCATTATTTTAATTGGATAGATTATGACATTAAAAGAAGCAAAGAAGATATTGGAGAAGGAAGGTTTTAAGCTTGATGGACCAGGTAAACCTCACGCTGTTAGTGGACATTTTACTGAATTCGAGCCCCTCTATATTTATGAAGCCATGCAAGTTGTTAGTTCTGCCGGTTATAATATCATGATGCCTGTGGAAGCCTTTGATGCACGTAAGGCTCGTTTGAAGAAGGAGCTTAAAGAGCATTCTAACGCACCTGTCTCTGGTAAAGAGAAAGAAAAGAAAGGCAACCCTGCCCTTAAAGAAGCAGCCTCCCAGTTCAACGATGCCTTGTTGGATGAGCAAGGAAAGAAGATTAAGCGTCTCACTAAAAAGATTGCCCGACTCAACAAGATTATCCACAAGAAGAACATAAAGATTGAGGAGTTTCGGAAGGAAAGTTCTAGACACCTAAGAGGAAAGATAAAGATGTTCGGCGAGAATATGGATTTATCACAGGAGTTATGTGATAAAAACGAGGAACTTTGCCTTACAAAGATTCGTGAGAAGAATCTTGCCGAGTTAGGTCTGAAATATGTTGGGGAGAATGAGAAGTTGAAGAAGAAGCTTGCAGCCAAGATTGTTGACAAGATTGATGCTCAGGCTTTGAAGAGCGCCGAGAGTGCTCTCGCTTACAAAGAGAAGGTGATTGCTGAGAAGGACGAGGTGATTGCAGACTTGGGCAAGGAGTTGGCGGCTCAGAAAGACTTGGTGGATGATATTAGCTTGAAATATGATGGTGCCAAGCATAATCTTAAACTTCGCATGGATGAATGTGAAAAGTTGAAGAAGCAGCTTGAAAGCAATACAAAGATGGTTCAGAAGATGGCTGAGATTATTGTACATAAGAAGCCTGTAACCGTAGATGTTTTCAAAAAGTGTTGGATTATGGCGTATAGCGAAGAAAAAACTTTCTAAAGTACTCGATGACGCTATAGACCAATTTCTTCTGTTTGGCGAAATTATTATTAAAGAAGAAAAATAAGTTATGCCAGTAAACAATAATCAAAATACGCAGCAGCCTAGGAAGAAGCCGGTAACTATCGGCGGCTATCCTGAGGCTGTGCATGACCTGATGAGGGCGAAATATCCCGATTATGATCAGGTGATGAATGGAGGCAATCAGGTGATGCTGGGTGCTCAGCAGGGTGGTATTCCAGCGGTGGCTCCCCAGCCTATGAACATGAATGTGTTTCAGCAGAATGGCGGTGCTATCGGTAAGTTTGAGGCTCCAGCGGTTATGCCGCAGCCAGATTTGACTCCTGATACTCCAGCCCCAGATCCAGAGTATGGAACGGATGGAGTTCAGTTTACCAACCCGGCACAGACTCAGCAGAATGACCTATCTTCCCTATCCTCGGCATTGACCGGCGCAGGAGTTTCGAGACAGGTTCCAGAGTTTGAGGCAGACCCTAAACAGAGGGATGGCGGCTTTTTCAGTTGGCTCGGCAAGATTATGCCGAAGAGCAGACCGGGAATGCGTGAGGGTGAGACTCCTGACGAATATGACCGCCGAATCACTACCAACCGTGAGAATTTCGCTGCCTTTGCTGATGCTATCCGACACATGGGAAACATCGTCAACACTTCGAAGGGTGCGCCTCTGCAGGTATTCAACGACCCTACTGCCATGATGGAACAAGGTTATCAGAACCGCAAGGCTCAGAGACAGAAACAAGCTGCCCTTGATGCGGATGCTGCCTATAAGCAGGCAAATCTCGACCTTAAGAGTGCGGCTGCACAGGCAGACAAGGTTTATAAGGAGTATCTTATGGGGCTTCGTGGTGAGGGTAATCAGCTTGCCAAGGATAAGTTTGAGTACCGAAAGGGAAAGGATGCTGCAGCTGACCAGTATAAGAAGGATAAGGATAAGCGTGACTTCGAGTATAAGAAGGGACGTGACAAAGTGAAGGATGAGCAGGCTAGGCAGCGTCTGGCTATTCAGCAGTACAACGCAACCCATAAGGGGCGTGGCGGCGGTGGACGGTCAGGCAGGAGCGGTAGCGGCTCGGGAGCCAAGTACTGGTTTGAGGATAAGAACGGCAAGATGCGCTATCAGCCTAACAAGACCATGTGGGAACAGGAGTACTACCGTGAATACGGCAAGCTTCCGCAGGGCGAGACTTCTACTTCTACCAGTACGAAGACCATCAATCCGAAGACTGGCGCAGAGGTAACGACCACCACAAGAAGAAAGGGTGCATCTGTTACCAGTCAGGCAGCAGCTTCGCAGAATGCGGCTAGGAATGCGAGAAACAGACCGAAGCCTACCGGTAAGTCGAAGAACGGCTATAAGAACACAAAGAAACTTGGATTATAAACATTAATATATAATATATGGCTGGAGATAAATTTGACCAACTTTATAACGCCTTGAAAGCCGATGGCGCAGTTTCAGGAACTAGAGAGCATTTCAGACAGTTCGTGTATGCGCCTGGCAAGCAGGGCTATCATAACAGAAAGCAGCTCTATGATGCGCTTTACGCCGATGGTGCTGTTTCCAGTAAATCGTATGAGGAGTTTGCGCAGCGACTCGGACTTCATGCAGTAAATCCGAAGCCTCAGCAGCAGAAGCCGGTTCAGCCTGTCAAGAAGCTGACGATGAAGCAGAGAGCGCAGGAAGTCGCAGCTCAGTATCGGAAGCCAAGACAGCAGAAGGCTCAGCAGCCTAGAACGGCTACTACTTCTGGTACAGACTACATGCAGAACTGGCGGTTGATGCACATGCGCAACGACCAGATGACTCCATTGCAGCAGGCTCAGGCTAGTAATGCGCGCGCACGCATGCAAAGAGCACAAGAGCAGTCAGCACGTCAGGAGCAGCAGAGAGCTACCCCTATCAGCAGAAGCAGAATAACCCCTACTGCCAAGAACTTCAACGAGACGATGCAGCAGCTTTCTACTCCTGAGGCTAAACAGGCTAGAGCCAAGCAGCAGAGAGAGGACGATGCAAGAGCATTCGCCCAGTATGAGGTGGAGGGTAATAATTTTACCAATAATGACGGCAAATATGGCACCATTGCGCCTGAGATTGATTCTCTTGTTGCCACTTCTATGAAGGAGGCTGATGATTTGTCTTGGTCTCAGTATCAGCAGGCTTTGAAGAAAGCTGGTAATGATGCCTATCTGAGAAACAAGGCGTGGAAGGATTTGCAGGACAACAGGATCAAGAACCGCCAGAATGTACTTGCCGACACCCTCAGTTCCAAGTTGCAGGAAATATACTCTCAGAAGGGATTGCAGGAGCACATCATGCAGAGTGCCGACAAGCTGAACATGGGCGTGGAGGAGTACGTTGACAAGTATGTTACTCCTCAGATGATGCAGCGTGCCCAGAATATACTGGGTGTTAAGAATATTGAGGAGATTCTGCCTCAGAGTGCCACGGAATATGTGGTGAGAAGACTCAGCGATTCCATCTTGGGAACCTTGTCTGCCGGACAGGATAAGTCGAGAGAGCAGATTGCCAGAGAGCAGGAGGCGATGGCTATTGCAGACGGTTTGGAGGAAATGCCTACCGTTAATGGCTACAAGGCTAACGAAGGTTACAAGTCTGGCATGGGCGCACGTTTCGTTTCTACGGCGGCTAACATGGCGATGGACTCCCCTATTCTCGGAATGACAGGCAGCGCATCCAATTTGACCGTGGATTTGGGTAAGCAGGTCCTGATGAAAGGTCTCGCCAAGGCTGGAGTTATGAAGATGGGAGCCAAGCTTACCGCACAGCAGTTGGCATTCAAGGCTGCAAACATGACGATGGCACAGAAGATTGCTTCTGGCTTGGTGGAGGGAACGGCGAAGAGTGCACTCAATCTGGGCGGTTACTCCAGTATTACCGCAGCCCTAGGACAGGCATCCACCGGCGATGATACTTCATTGTCGGCATTGGGTCAGGCGGCATTGGGAGGATTCGAGCATGGTGCTACCACTGGTGCGATGTTCGGAATATCGGGTGCTATCATGGCTCCTTGGGTGTCAAAGTTCGGTATCACTGGCTTGGAGAAGAGCACAGGCGAGAAATGGCTGCATGGCACACAGAAGCTTGGTGCTACCGCCGCAGGTCTCGGCGTTGAGGCTGGAACCATGATGGTTGCCGACAATATCACTGGCGATAAGGACATTTCCTTTGGCACATGGCTTGAAGACGTGGTGATGGTGGGCGCATTTAAGGCTGGAGAGCCAAAGAATTACGCTCATATCGGAAATGCGTTGTATAATCTTACCCATAATAGCGGTGGTAATTTCGTGATTGGAAAGAATGCCAACGGCTCCCCTATTGCCGTGGATATTCGTCTGACTCCTGACGAGAAGAATGAATTGATTTCTTCTGCATCGGGCAAAAATCTGATGGATGCTTTCGTAAAGGTGGACCGTGCATCGAAGACAGCTCCAAGAGATCCGAAATACAAAACGGCATACACGGATTTTATGAACGACCCAGACGTTTCTCAGAGCACCAAGGAGAAGGTGAATGCGGCCATGGGACTGTTTAACACGACAAGAGGCAAAAGCTACCGAAGCGTAAACGACGTGAAGAACAAGCAGATTCTTGAATACACCAAGAACGGAACGCTGCTTACACGTACCTCTTATAAGAATGCCGATGAGCGCAGAGCTATTCTTTACAAGCAGAAGCTTTATCGTGATAATGACGATATGATGTCGCTGATTGGCTATTCCAAGATGAAGGATATGCAGCTGACTGATGAGGACGGAAATGTTACCAGTCTGGCACTTGGCTTCCTCCGTAATAACGGCTATGACACAAGCAAGGATGTTACAGACCCGATAAACGCCCAGCTGATTAATGACTTGCGCAACCCGAAGAGTGCGCTCTATCTTGACTGGGAGAAGTATATGGACGTTTACGGTTCGTATGGCGATCTTAAAGTAGAATCCGCAGACGTTGTTGATGGTCTTATTGACACATGGAAGAAGATGATCAACGACAAGGGGAACATTACTGTTGATATTGACAACATCATGCGCAAAGACCCGATGAAGCGCACCGACCAAGAGAACAAAATCTTCTATTATGTGAAGAGCGAGCTTGAAAACAGACTTTTTCCTAGCGGAAAGCCACACGCAGACCAGTCTGCCAGCCAAGGCAAGACGGTTGCCGAGGAGCATAGTCTGGGAACAGACAATCCGGATAGCGGCGTGGTAGTTGATGAGTTGCGCAACCTTCGCAACGCAGAGCAAGCCCTTGATGCAGCGATGGATAGCAACGATGTGTTCAAGCAAACCTTTGAGAAATTGCACCAGCAGGGCTTGACACCGGCACAGATTTACGATGCACTCATTCAGAATGGATTGACCCAAGAAGAGTTAACCCCACTTGCCCAATATATTAATGCGAACGCTAGAGTGCAGGGTATGCAGCAGGCTACTGCTGATGCCATAGAGGAAAACGTGAAGAGCTTTATTTCTGATTGGAGCTATCACGGAACCTTGAACGGTCAGCCGATGAATGGCGAGCAGGCTCTGTATGTGCAGGACAGCAACGGAAGAACCCTTCTTGTTGGTTCGGGTGATGTTGCCTTCGACCAGACTACAGGTAGAGCCAAGGAAGGCAGCGGCGATATGCTTGTCTGCTTAGATCCTAATACAAAGGAAATGGTTTATGTGAAGGCAGATGAGGTTACGCTGTTCCAAAATCAGTCTATCGACCAGTTTGCTGCAGAATATACTCAGAGATTGCAGATGAAGAACTCTGAGCCGTATAATCAGGCTGCACAGGAACAGGCGATGCAGGATGCAGCCAAGGCGCAGCAGGAAGTTCAACCTAAAGAAAATAAAAATGAAGAGATTAGTAACAATGAAACAGATGGAAAAATTCGAAAAGGCGACAATGCCAATAGTGGAAGTGATGGAGAAGCAGAGGAAAATGCTAGCGAAGGCGATGCCTCAGTTCAACAAGTAGAGCAGCCTCAGACTAGCAGAAAGTTTTCCGATGGTTCCGATGTTCCTATGGCTACAGATAGCAAGGGAAGACCTACGCCTGACTATGCTAGCATGACTCCAGAGCAGAGTGCAGAGATTCTTACTGAGGATTTCGGGGAGAATGCCGAGAAGGTGGTGGACGGACAGATTAAGAAAGCTGAGAATGCTTTGAAGGATGCCGAGAAGATGAAGGTGGACTATACCGCCGAGCCTAACGACATCATGGAGCAGGAGACTTTGAAGAATCAGACTATTGAAGCTGCCAAGAAGCAGTTGGACCACGCTCAGAATATCAAGAAGGCTATGACTGCCAAGAAGGTTGCGGAGACTGTGGGTAAGACAGAACAGACTGAGGGCGCACATGAAGCTGGCAGCGTGGCTGCACAGAAGTTTGTGAATGCACCTAGACTTGTAGGCAACAAGCGCACAAGAATGCTGCCTGACGGAGAGACCAAGATTAAGGGACACTATGAGATTGTTCCGGCTGAAAGTCTTACTCCTTCTCATGATGTGAATAACGACTATAAGAAATCTGAGGGATTCCCTACCGATGCTGAGGGCAGAACCGTGAATGACCGTGACTATGAGCACGACAAGGCGGCTCAGCAGAATACGGACCAGATTGCCCGAAAGTATAATGGTATGGCTATCGAGCAGGTGCCAGTGGTATCTGACGAGGGTATCGTATATGATGGCAACGGTAGAACGATGGCAGGGCAGAAGGCTGCAAAGGAAGGTACGGATGGCGAATACATCAACGACCTTCTGGAGAATGCCGAGAACTTCGGCTTTACCAGAGAGCAGATTGAGCAGAGCGGAATCGAGCATCCACGCCTGGTATTGGTGACCGATGAGAGACTGCCATACGATACGGCTACCTTCTCCAAATTCAACAGAAACGAGAAGAAGACACAGAGCAATACCGAACAGGCGGTTGCCAAGGCTAAGACCTTGACTTCTGACGAAGTAGGTGCGATTGTTGCAGAGATTGAGGGAAATGGTTCTCTTGATGCTTTCTTTAACAATTCCAAGGCAATAAATGACTTGGTGAAGACGTTAGTAGATAAAGGCATCATCGGACAGAACGAGGTGGCACAGATGATGGATAGTCCTGAACGGCTTTCTGCACAAGGCAGGGAGTATGTGAAGAACCTTCTTTTGGGTTCAATCTTCAAGCCTGAGACTATCAGAATGCTGGGCATCGACTCTACGGTGAAGAATAAGGCTATCAACGCTATCCGCTCGGTAATGGACAACATGAAGTTGGGCGAGTTCTCTCTTCGTGATGAGATTGATCAGGCTATCCAATTGCTCTATGAGGCAAGACAGGGCGGCAATAAGGTTGATACGCTGCTGAGAACACCAGACATGTTCGGTGAGGATGCGGCTAAGCGTTACTCTTCTATCTCTCAGATGATGGCTTTGGCCTTGGAGGGCAAGGTATCTGATTTCAGAGATTTGCTTGACGAATACAACCGCATCGCTAAGGCTAGAAATACTGGCGAGGGCAATATGTTTGAGGCAGCTCCTACCAAGGAAGAGTTAATTAATGAGTATTTGAACTTTAAAAAATGGCAAGATTATGGAACAGGACATTCAGAAATTGAAGGAAGCAATGATGTTTCAGGCGTTGAAGAACCTCAACAAGAAGCATCAGGAGGAAATGAACCAGCAGAAGCAGGAACAGAACCAGAACGACCAAGAGTAGAAGAACCAGACGACTTAGTAAACAAAGAACTTGAAAGTCGTATTAAGGTTACTGACGAGGAAACCGAAACTACATCAAAGAATGGCCCTATCACAAGGCAGAAGATTCTTATTGATGGCGACAAGGAGGTTATTAAGGTTGACGAGCCTAACGATAAGGGCGAATACACAGGTTCATACTACGAGTATGATAGCAAGAAGTTTGGCGATCTGAATGAGGTTACTGAGTATATTGACAGCAAGAATGAAGAAGGTCCTCTCCCACTCCTTCCAAAAGAAGAGAACCCAGACCCTCAGTTTAACCCGATTGAGGCGGCTGCCGCTGAGTTCAAGAAGGAGCATCCTCTGACTGAGGAGGAGATCATGAAGGTAGACATGGATGATTTATCCAAGGATATGGCTCTGGACTATCTGAACGGAGAAGTGACAGATGATTTGCATCGTGCTATCTATGAAAGCATCTTTGCCAAGACTAGAGGGCAGAAGACTGAACCAAAGGTTGAGACTCCTAAAACGGAACCATCTGCTGACCCTATGGAAGGAATCAAGAATGCAGCAGAAGGATTCGAGAAGGATAAGAAATCAAAAACCGAAAAGAAGCCTCAGCAGAAGGCTGACGATGCTGCAGTAGCGGCTTCCAACAAGAAGGTTAATGACCTTTGGGATATGCTCAAGAATGCCGGCAAGGATGAAATTTCTGCTTCGTTTGTTGGTCTTAACTCAAGACAGTTGGAAGTATTGCCTAAGCTGGTGAGCGCCATGGCCGAAAATGCTTATCTGAGAATCAAGAGAGGTATGCACAATCTTGAAGACGTGGTGAAGGAAATGCGCAAGGAGTTTGCCCCTGCTGCCAAGCTCTTCAAGAAAGAAGACGTGGATGCCATCTATGAGCAGATGATGAATATCCGCTATCGCGATGGCGAGCAGCGCATGAGCTTGAAAGAATGGGCTGACTACTATGAGAAGACTTCGCCTAAGCATCAGGAGAATCTGGTGGGCGACTCAAAGACTGCCGAGGAAAGAAAGCTGGCAGAGAAGAAGTTTATTGATACCGTGAACCTTCAGTTGGCTTTCAAGCATAAGTTTAACGGTATTGTTGAGCTGAGAAAGATAGCTGAGAAAGTTGGCTTGAAGGATATTAAGGACACAGACCTTCAGGAGCTTGCTGAAACAGCTATTGTTAAGCGAGCAAGAGGTATCGCTTCTTCTGAATCAACCAACGATGCTGTGAAGTTTGAACGCATCAAGACACTCTATGAGAATCAGCCTAGCCTCAACCAGAGAGATTCTGAGCGAGTGATGAAACAGCAGTACTCTACCCCTGCCCCTTACGCCTTCCTTGCAGACATGTATGTGAAGGGCAATGGTAAGGTGATTGAGAGTGCTCTGGAGCCAAGTGCCGGCAACGGTATGCTTACCATCGGCTTGCCCATGGATAAGGTACATGTGAACGATATTGATGCACAGCGATTGGCGAACCTGAGAAGACAGGGTTTCAAGAATGTGACGAGTCAGGACGGAACTCAGCCTTTTGCAGACAAGGACGTTGACGTGGTGGTAACAAATCCACCATTCGGTAGTGCTACCCCTAAGGAGTATGACGGCTATAAGATTTCTTCTTTGGAAGGACAGATGGCTATCAATGCCTTGGAGAGCATGAAGGACGATGGCCGTGCTGCCATTATCATCGGCGGCAAGACGGAATACGCCAAGAACGGAAGTCTGAATCCGAAGGATAAGGCTTTCCTTGGTTATCTCTATAGCCACTATAATGTGGAGGACGTGATTAATGTGGATGGTGGTCTGTATGCAAAGCAGGGAACCAGCTACCCTACACGTATTATATTAATAAACGGAAGACGCTTGAACGAGAATGCCTTTCCACCAGTAAAGGATAAGGCTAGAGCCGAGACCGTGAAAGATTATGACGAACTTTATAAACGAATTGAAGATGATATACTACGAGGTGAACGGATGGATTCTTCCATCGGAGGAGAAACAAGAAGTGCTCAACCAGAACTTGATAAACAAGGCGCTGCTGGTACTCCTAAAGAGAGAGTACGAGCAGGAGAACGAGGAGGAAGCAAACCAGATGGTGAGCGAGAGCCTGACCTATTTGACTCCACTTCCGTATCAGGAACCCATGATGACTTGGAAAATCAACGAGGAACCGAGCCAAGACAAGATGGAGGACTTTCTGATGGAGATAGTAGAACAGACAGAACAGGGGCAGAGCCTTCTCCAGGCAAAGAGCCAACCACTGGAACCAATGAGCAGCGAGGAAATGGATCAGGAGGAGCTGGACGGAATGACGCTCAGCCAAGTGCTGATGAATCTGCCAACGCCGGGAGCGGAAACGGACCACGGGGACAATTACAGCGGGTGGACAAATCCGTACGTGGACTAAGTACAGAGAAAGTTAGCTATACCCCTAAGAGTGGAAATCCATTCACTCTGAAAGCAGTTATGCCTGCCGATCAGCAGGAGGCGGTAAACAAGAATCTCGAAAAGTTGGGCGATGCCGACCAGTTCCTTGTTGATGAACTGGGCTATAATGATAAGGATGATTTGTATTCTCATCTTGCTGCAGAGCAGGTTGATTCTGTAGCCCTTGCCTTGCAGCAGGCAAAGAAGGGCAACGCTTTCATTATCGTAGATATGACCGGTATCGGTAAGGGAAGACAAGCTGCTTCGCTTATCAGATACGCCAAGAAGCAGGGTCAGGTTCCTGTATATTTCACCAAGACAGCAGGATTGCTGAGTGATGTTTACCGTGACTTGGTGGATATTGGCAGCCCAGACCTAAGACCATTTGTATTCGGTAGTGCCAAGGAAGCTGCCATTACCGACTCAGACGGAAAAGTTGTATTTGCTTTGCCATCGAAGAGCGAGGTGAAGCGAGTGCTTGATTACATCGAAAAGAACGGAAAACTGCCAGACGAATACGACTATGTATTGACTACTTACAGCCAAGTAAGCAATGGCGTGTATGAGTTTGACGAGAATGGCGCCCGAAAAGAGAAAAAGCTTGCCAAGGGTAAGACATTCGGCGCTGCAGCCCTGAGCGGACAGAAGAGACGTGATGCTATTGAAAAACTGATGGGAAACGCCTATCTTATCCTTGACGAAAGCCACACGGCTGGTGGCAATAGCGGTCAGGGTAACTACTTCCAACACATTATTCAGAAGGCAAAGAACGTTACCTTCTTCTCTGCAACCTTTGCCAAGAGGCCAGATAACATGCCTATCTACGCTTTGCGTACTGCCATGAACGAGGGCGGTATGAAATCATCCGATTTGATTGATGCGGTAAAGCGTGGTGGCGCAACCTTGCAGGAGATTATGAGCCAGACCTTGACGCAATGCGGTCAGATGATTCGCCGTGAGCGAGATATGACTGGCGTAACCATCGACTGGAAAGCGATTGATGATCCTGAGCGAGTGCAGGAGCAGCGAGAACAGTATGACAGTATCATCGGATTGTTTAATGATATTATCAATTTCCAAAAGAAATACGTTTCAAGTTACGTGGATGAGCGTAATGACGAGTTGGCTGCCATTCAGTCTACCATGGGAATCAAGAAGGGAACGGCTGCCCTGGGTATCAAGAATCAGCCATTTGCCAGCAAGGCGTTCAATACCGTTCAGCAGGTTCTTCTCTCTCTGAAAGCGAAGTCTGCTGCAGAACGTGCCATCGACTACTTGAAGCAAGGCATGAAGCCTGTGATTGCGTTGAACAATACCAATGAATCTCAGACAGGCAACCTTGCGCTTGGCGAGGAAATGGACGCACCAGACTTGGGCACATCTTTGAAGAAGGGTCTGGAGGGTACACTTCGCTATACTCAGAAGGACGCAAAGGATAATAGTGAAAGCGGCTACATCAAGCTTTCTGATTTGGGCGATGAGGCAGTTGAGGCTTATCACGAACTGGAGAAGAAGATTGAGCAGACAAGTACCGGTCTTTCACTCTCCCCTATTGATGTTATCAAGAACGAACTGCAGAAGGCAGGTTATAAGGTTGGCGAGCTGACCGGTAGACAGACCGAGTTTGTTTATAACGACAACGGAACTGTTACCAAGGTGAAGCGTGCTGATACAGACAAGAAAAAACTCGCGCGCGACTTTAACGATGGCAAGATTGATGCGCTTATCCTCAACAAGAGTGCAGCAACCGGTATTTCCCTTCATGCTTCGAGCAAGTATAAGGACCAGAAGAAGCGAGTGATGATCGTGGCGCAGCAGCAGCTCGACGTAAACGATGAGGTTCAGATGCGTGGACGTATCGACCGAACCGGTCAGGTGGCTAGAGGTGCATACGAGTATGTGGTTTCCCTTATCCCTGCCGAGCAGCGACTGCTGATGATGTTTAAGGCTAAGTTGAAGTCACTTGATGCCAATACTACTTCTTCGCAGAAGAGCAAGTTCAACGAAATGGAAGTTGCCGATATTACCAATAAATATGGCGATAAGGTAGTTCGTGAGTATATGGCAGAGCATCTTGACCTTTATGCTCGCATGGCTGATCCTTTCGGATGGGAAAAGAGCCTTGGAGAAGATTTGTCACGCATCGACCCACAGAGACTTGTAGCCGAGGGCGGTGGTGTCGGTGATGGCGAGGCTGGTGCCGATGCAAGCAAGTTACTGGGACGTATGGCTCTGTTGAGAGTTTCTGAACAGGAGAAGATGTTACAGGAGATTGGCGAGCTTTATGCCAACGAGATTCAGCGACTCAACGAAATGGGTGAGAATGACCTTGAGATTACCGAGCTACCTCTGAAGGCTAAGACTCTCCACAAGGAAGTTTGGAAGCAGGGTGCAGAGCCGGGCGGCGATAATGCCTTTGCCGACAATACCTATATAGAAAAGGTGAACATGGCCATCTTGAAGAAACCGATGAAGGCTACTGAGGTGAAGGCTTCGCAGGAAGGCTTGACTGGCGGCAAGACTTGGGATGAATACAAGACCGAGAAGAAGGCTGCCGTGAAGGAGTACTTTGACCAGAAGATTGCGGACGAGACTCAGAAGTATGAGGAACGTGCCGTGAAGGCTGCAACCAAGGCGAAGGAGAAATATATCAAGGATGGCAAGAAAGGTCAGAAGGATTCGGGCATGAGCGATGAGCAGATTGAGAAGATGGCTGGCTATCAGTATGACAACATCTACAAGCAGGAGAAAGATAAGCTGAACGATGTGGTGAAGAACCTGAAAGCCAAGGCTGAAATGTTTGAGCGTGTGATTGATACCTTCGATACAAACCAGACTTTCGTTCTGCCTACGGATATGAATAATCCTAACGAGTTGAGCGGATTCGGCAACAGTTATGGTAGACTTATTGACATCAAGATTACTGATAACTACTCGCCTAACGCCTCTTCGGTTTCCTTCGCTACCTTGGATGGCAGAAGAAAGATTACTTTCCCTATTGCCGGCAAGGTGGGTTCTGGTGAAAACAAGGTGGATATTATCGGTTCTATCGACCGCATGACCAAGCAGGCTGCCGGTATGGGAGACAGCCATCTCAGAGTGTTGAACCAAAACTTTGATAACTGGGATAGACTGACTAGCAATGAGAGCCGCAAGAATGGCTATATTGTAACTGGTAATCTGATGCAGGCTTTGGTTGACAGCAAGGATCAGGGCTTGGGCGGTCAGTTGGTGAAATATACAACTGATACTGGCGAGGTGAAGACCGGTATCTTGATGCCGGATAGATTCGACCCTAAGGACTTGACTACGGATGCACCTATCAACAGCGTGACCGAGAAGTTTGAGCTTTCATCATGGCACGGCGGTATTGACGAGGTTACTTCATCGGATGGTGAAGTAAAGGTGAAGCGCATAGACAACAATCGTGGCAACTTCTACGAGCTTCGTGTACCGAAGAGCAAGGCGAAGGGCGGCAAGTACTTCATGGATGAAGATTTGCTGAAACTGGTTAATGGCAATAACTTCGAGACCAGAGGCAACAATATGCTTGCTGAGTTTAAGCCAGAGCAGTTGAAGCCAGTACTTGACCGCCTGTCTAAAATGGGCGTGAAGGTACAGGAGGAGCGCAATACTTCTGAGGACGAAGGCACCCACTTCCGTGAGGAAGACCCTCAGGAGATAGAATTGCCAAAGGATGAATATGCGGTGTTGGCTCATACTATAGACTCTTCACACAAAAACTATAAGCGGGGAAAAGTCAATTATGAGTACACTGCTGATAATTTTTATGTATTCAAATACAATAAATACAATGATTATAACGTTTATCAGAAAATCCCTATTGATGGGAATGAAGAATTAATTAATTATATTAAAGATGGAATCAACAAAGAAACTATCAGAAATCCAAGAGATATTGATTCAGCTCTTGAAGCAGGTTGGAATGGACGAAACGGGCATTATTGGGACTCTACTTCTAATCAAGAAGGACGTGGAGGCTCAGTACGACCTGGCGAGGTATCTTCACTTCGGTCACGCCACGGAAGACCAAGTGATGAACGTATGGGTGAAGAACTATCTGATAGCCCATCCTCAGCAGTCAACAACCACATCGAAAGAATAGCTCAGAAGACTGGCGGCAAGGTGAAGATGGTTTCATCGGTTGATGAAATCACCAACAAGGCAGCGAAGGCTGCTATTGAGGATGGCAGAAAGATAACTGGCTGGTATGACGAGAAGACTGGCGAGGTGCATCTTTACATGCCTAATATCCACGATAGATATACTGCCGAGAAGACTATCTGGCATGAGGTGGTTGGACACAAGGGAATGAGAGAGTTGTTTGGTGATGAACGATTCGATAAGTTCCTTCGTGAAGTATGGTATGACTTGGATAAGCCTGAGAATGCGGCTTTGAAGAAGCTGGTGGATGAGGAGAGAAAGTTCAATCCTCTGAATATCTATGATGCTATTGAGGAAGGTATCGCGCGACTCGCCGAGGATGGCAAGGGTGAACCGGGCTTCTGGAATGGCATCAAGAATAAGGTATCTGATTTCCTTCACGAAATCGGTTATCGTATTGCTCCTAATACTAAAGATGTAAAGTATCTGCTCTGGTTGAGCAAGAACTTGCAGAAGAATCCGAATGATCCTTATTGGAAACTGAGAGCCGAGGCGGTGAAATACCGTCTCGACCATGAGCGTATGCCTGCTGTCGTGGCGCATGATGGCATGTTCTACGGAAATGACGGAAAGGTTAGAAGTATGGATAATCTTACCAAGGCTGAGTGGAATGAGGCTACAGATGGTGAGATTCACTTCCGCACTACCCCATCTGCCGGCACGGCACTTGACAGATACCACCGTTCGCTTGATGAACATGGATATATGTTCACCGAGAGCTATATGGACAATATGCTTTCGCTGAAGAAGTTGATGAATGCGATTGTGCCTGACAAGAAGATTGAGGATATTGCTTCTTCGGAGAATCCTTATATACTGCAGAACACCATGCAGGGTGCGATGAGTGATGCGGCTCAGATGTTTGAGCGCAACGTGATGAAGCCTCTTGATAAGGCCATGGCCGGCGTACTGGATGCTTTCGATGGCAAGAAGGATGATGAGAAGATTCGCAACTTCAATCTCTACATGATTACCAAGCATGGTTTGGAGCGAAACAGAGTGTTCTTTGTCCGTGACTTCCTGAAGAAGATGAGGATGGACGAGCAGAAGAAGCAGGATGCTGACTTCTTGGAAAACAGTTATTATAGCGATAAGGAGTATCTTGACAACGAGTTGAAGTCTGGCAACATCGACCTGAAGGAGTACTACAGACAGTTGGATGAGAGTATCAGAAACCACTTTGATGCTGACTTCGAAGCTGGCGAGCACGACTATTCGGGTATGCACGCTATTCAGGAAGTGGCGAAATCTTCTGACCCTTACAATGATGCCGAGGCTATTCAGAGCGTGATGGATTCGGAAGCGAAGATGGAGAGCATCAAGAAGGGAGCTGTGAAGGACTATTGGGATAAGGTGAAGGCTGCTACCCAGTATTCTATTGACAGCGACTACAAGAATGGTATCATCAGCAAGGAATTGCATGACCATGTATCGAATATGTTCAACTGGTATGTGCCTTTGAGAAAGTATGATGAGGCTACAGCAGAAGATACTTATGGCTACATTACTGAGCAGGGAGACCCGAAGAGCTACATCGGAAGCACGATCATGAGAGCGAGAGGACACAAGTATCTGAGTGAAACAAACGTATTGGCGCAGATTGGTGCGATGGGTAACAGAGCCATCAAGAACGGTGGTATGAATGCTATCCGTCAGGCTTTCGCAAGATTCGCGCGAAATAATTCGGGCAATAATCTGATTACCGAAACAAGCGTATGGTATGAGAAGGACCCAGTGGTGAACATCGTCTATGAGCGTTACCCTGATATTCCTGAGGATGCTACGGCCGACGAAATCAACCAGATTGTTTCAGACTTCAACAAGGATATGAAGATGAAGGAATCACAGGGTATGGCATACAAGGTTTATCGCAGAGACAAGATTGGCTATAAGTTCCAAAGAGCAGAGAATAAATCTCAGCATATCGTAGATGTGAAGATTGCCGGAAGGACCCATACCTTTATTATCAACGGAAATCCTAGAGCTGCGCAGGCTCTGAATGGATTGCTGGAGAACTCGGGCGCCAAGGGAATCATGAAACCATTGAGTTCTATCTCAAGAATGATGGCGCAGTTGTGTACATCTTATAACCCTGAGTTCGTGATGCGAAACATCATGCGTGATGCGGAGTTTGCATCGAGCAACGTTACTTCTAAGGAGGGTGCAAGATATGGTGCGCTCTGGGCGAAGTACTATGCGCAGTTGGGCTTGTATAAGGGTGTATCGAATATCAGCTTCAAGGATTTGAGCGGAACTACTGGCTTGGGGTTGTTTGCTAAGTATCGTAATGGAACACTTGATACTTCTGACAAGGTTCAGCGATATTTCAAGGAGTTCATGGAGAACGGCGGCGAAACCGGTTGGGTTCAGATCAAGAACATGCAGGACTGGACCAAGGAGTACAAGAAAGATGTGAAGAGCGAAAGAAGCAAGATTGACAAGGGCGGTGCTGCCCTTCGTGACTTCTTCTTCGGAAATCTGTCGAACATCAACGAGGTGGCTGAGAATATCGCCCGATTCGCTACCTATTGTGCGAGCCGAGACAGTAACCGCTCTATCATCCGTTCGGTCTATGATGCGAAGGAGGTATCTACCAACTTCAACCGCCATGGAAGCGGTGATGCCATCAAGAGTTTCAAGAACGGAGAAATGACTGGCGGCAAGGCGGCAGCAAGATGGGCTTACGGATTTACGGCTAGCTATCTCAGACATTGTTCTATGTTCTTCAATGCCGGTATTCAGAGTACCAATCTGCTGGTGAAGAACTTGAAGAATCATCCTGTGGGTACTTCTATCAATATGCTTGCCATTCCTTTTGCCCTCGGTGCGCTTACTGCACTTGGTAACAATGTGCTGATTGCGAGTGAGGACGAGAAGGACAGAAAGGGAGTGAAGGACCCATACGGCGAGTTGCCTGACTACGTGAGAAGAAACAATCTCTGCATCTACAAGGGTGGCGGTCAGTTTGTTACTATTCCGCTTGCCATCGAGTTGAGAGCCTTCTATGGTTTGGGTGACTTGGCGGCTGGATTGACCTTCTCGCCAAACGTAAGCGGACAGAAGAATCCTGCCTTGGATGCCGTGGGCTGTATGTCGCAGCTTGTGCCGGTGATGGACTATCTCGGTAACTCTTCGGCTGGCAAGGAGCCATTGAATGAGACGATCAAAGCTATCTCGCCTTCTGCCCTATCTCCTTTCGTGGAATGGGAGTTAAATACCGACTGGAAGGGTGCGCCGATTGAAAGACGTGGTGACTGGAACGAAAATTCCCCTGCTTGGCAGAGAGCCTACAAGGGTGTGCCTGACGGATATATGGCTGTGAATAAATGGGTGAATGCACAGACCAACGATGTAGCCAAGGGTAATGAGGATATGCTGGGTAATAGTTTCCTGGATATGGTGACGAATCCTAGTATGCTGAATCACTACATCGGCGGTATAGGTGGTGGCGCTGCTACCTTTACAGAGCGAGCTATCGGTGTTATCAAGCACGGTAAAGATACGGAAACCAAGGATATTCCTTTCCTTCGCTCCCTACTCTATACGCCTAGCGAGCAGAGCAGCTTGCAGCGAACCAAGAGCAAGTGGTATAACTACAAGGACGAAATGGAAAAGACCATGGCCAACGTGGACCGACTGAAATCGAAGAACGTTCCGATTGACAAGAGAATCGCGAATATCGGCGAGTATTTCCACTTCCAAAACTCCAAGGAGGCTGCAAAGGTTAGAATCATCGAGCTGGCAGAGAAGCAGATGAAGCGATGGAAGAAGCTCAGAGATAAGTCTTCTGATACCGAGAGCATCAACTTCGCTAACCAGAATATTGACAGGATCATGATGGATGCGGTTGATGAACTGGACAGATTGGAATAAATAAAGAAAGGAGTGGGCTTAGTGCTCACTCCTTTTTTGTCTCAGCATAAAATGCTGAGGAACGGGGGCTAGAGGGGGCTTTTCTTGCTGGTGGCGGCTTGGCAGAGGGAGCCTAGGAGATAGCAGGGTTCTTCGGTGTACATATTTATAAGGAACTGCTCGGATATGTGCTGAACTACATGAAGCATTTCGTGGGTGAGGCTGTTTGTGTACTCCCCTTTTGAGGTGGTCCAGCCTATTACTACTATCGTTTTTCTGGTGTCTATGTTGGAATAGGTTATTCCTTTGTTGGGCTGACCTTCGAGCACGAGATTACAGGCATCTTCGAGAGGAATGCCGGTGCATCCCAAATCTCGAAGATGCCTTCTTACCTTCATGGCATCCTTTGAGTGAACATCGTACATTACATGTACCGTCCAGTCATACCTTTCCAAATATATCTCCTGCTCAGTCATTCAACTAATCAATAATCACTAATAATTAATCACTAAAGAATTTCTTCCCAAGGAATGCCCACGCCATTGAATGATGTGTCTGCATAGAAGCGGTTGAAGATGAAACCGTCCTGCTGATCCTCATCATCCACGTAGTCTTTGATGAACTGGGCCATCTGCTTTTCTTCTGTGATAGACGAGCCGTAGAAATCAGCCAGACACATGTGTGCGATGTAAACCGCATCATAGCCCACATTATTCTCCAGCACGATATTATTCTTCTTCAGAATGTCTTCTATATCTTCCTTGCTCATCATGCGGATAGGTTTACCGTTCTTCCGCATCTGCTTTACTGCCCACTCGCACATCTTCTTATTGAAGTGCCAGCCATTGTAGCGAAGGTAAGCCCTCATTTCTTCCGGCTGATAATCGTAGGCGTTCAAAGATTGTCTGTATTTTCTTTCCATAATCTTTATGTATTTAAGAAAGGGGTATGCCCACTTTTGAGCACACCCCAAACTAGTTAGTAATCTTCTCCGTAATCACTTCTGTAATCACGTCCACGGTCGTCACGTTGGCGCATGTCTTCGTACTCTTCATGCTCTCGCATACCACTTCTGCCTCCACGACCTCTGTAATCGGGCATGCGGTTGCGCTCGCCGTATCGGTCACGTCTGCCTTCACGCTTCATTTCGCCCAGGCAGTTCATTGCCTTATCCAAGTAGCACAAGCCTTTCTCCACGTTCTCATACAAGCCATCAAACTTGTCTTCTGTAATCTCAACCATTATCATAATTTTAAGATTTTTAAAGTGAATAGATAGGAGATTACTTGGTTATCGCCTGTTGGAGCAATCCCATCATCTTGTCGAGCTTGCCCTCCATGCCAGAAACCTTGCCTTCCAGCTTGCTGATCTTCTCTGTCTGTTCCCTCTCCTTGGCAACCTGGGGGTTGAGTTGCAATAGCATTCCCTCACAAGAATCAACGACTTTCTTGTGGTAATCTACGCTCTCCAGTATCGCCTTGGATTGTCTCAGCATCGTATCGACCTCTGCACTCATGGCTTCCTTGTTATCGCTCACCACAAGGTTCTTGTCGTTGGCTATCTGTCCGTTAGCAGGTAGCTGCTTGAAATCCACCTCCTCGTCGTTCAGCTTTACCTTCACATCAACCACAGTTTCCATAGGCTGAGGTGTGAAGCTGTTGTTAAAGGTAGGGTATTTCGTCTGAGGGTTGCTGACCGAAACAACCTGACCAATCTGCAAGTTCGGGTTCTCGCCCTTATCGAGGACATAGAATAAAGAATTTGTTCTTAAACCTTGAAACATAATGTAATCTCCTATTATCTATTCTGTTTGTTAAACAATACCCGTCATTAGCTGAAGGGTGTTAGTGTCTCTCTCAAACCAGAGCTGAACAACTCCAGTTCCCGGCACGTCTGCAACCGTCAATGCCTCACCATTAAATTTGGTTACGGCTTGGGTTACGCCGTTGGTCTCGAAAAGGATAGGCAGCGTACCAGTCGTTCCAGTCGGAATAGCCTGACGCAGATTTACGAAGATCGTTCCTCTGTAGCTGGCATTCACGAAGGCGTGGTTTTTAAAGGTGAACACCACATCGGCAGTATTCACCTTCACGCCAGTAGAAGCGATAGCCGCCGAACCGTTACGATTCACCCATGTATAAGGTCTTAACCATAACATAGCAGCCTCCTTTCTTTAACCCCAAAAGCCGTTTGTGGCTGCATTGAAGCCATATAGACCATACTGAGCTGCTACGCAATTAGGAACAGCAGTAAATGGGCTATAAGGGGTGGTTACTGTTTCTGGCAGCTTGCACTTGATACCTGCAACCTCGTTCTGCAGACCTGCCAGAACTTGATTGATTGGTGCTACAGCCTGACCCACGATTTGTGAAGTCATTGCGGAAGCCTTGAAGGTACTGTTCTCCTCACGCAGAGAATCAATCTTGTTCTGCATTTCGCGCATCTCTGCCTGCTTCTGACCGTCAACGATGGTCTGAGTGCTTTCCTTGATGGCGTTATGCAAATCGCAAGTCTGGTCCTTGGTAGCATAGGCAAGGGAAGAAACCGCACGTTCCTGACCTACTGCCACATTGTTGATGGCATTCTGCAAGGTTCCAGTCTGCTGACACATCGCCAACTTGATATTTCCGTCCATGGCGGTAATGTTGTTGTTTGTCTTGCAGCAGCATTCTGCCAACTGGGTAGCGATAGCGTTGTTACCCTGCATGATGGCGGTCAATACCTGATTAGCTGTCATGCCCATCTGGTTGCCGACACCGCAAATCTCCTTGCTTACACCGTTGATGGCAGCGATAACGTTACCGGTAGTAGTGTTGAGAGCAGTAGCAAGCGACTGAACATCGTAACCATTGCGCTGAACTGCCTGCATGATAACAGCCGTATTGGCATCGTTATTGAGCATAACGCCACCCTGTCCGTTAGGCATCAAGCAACCGCCATTGTTTCCACCGAAGAAGTTGCCTCTACCCATAAGAAGGAAGAGAAGCAAGATGGCAAACAAGCCATCACCCCATCCGTTTCCATTACTCTTGCCGTTGCAAAGAGCAAACAAACTTGGATCTACACCCTGTCGCTGCATAAGTGCTGGGAGCATAGCGAGAATGCTATTGAAACCACCGCCCTGGCTGGTTCCATTCTCCCCGAATACGTAAGTTTTTGACTCACTCATAATAAAATAGTTTATTCGTTTCGTTCACTATTGAACTTGGTGCAAAGTTACGAAGAAGATGAGGCTCTGCCTAACTATGCTCAAAATAAAGTTTCTATGTTTTAAAATTCTGTTTTTCAGAGATTTATGATGAGTAAAGTGATGCTCAATTATTTAGCACAATTCTAAACTAGGAAGAAAGTAAGCTTTGGCTGGTACAACCTATTGATATTTTTGCTACTTTTGCAGGAAAATAACGTTTTAGTATATTGTCAATATGAAGAAATTATTGTTTTTGTTTTATTTGGTATGTCTTCCTATTACAATACTTGCACAAGATTCTGTGCTAGGTATAAATTTTGGGAATAGTTACAATTCTGTCAAAGCTTCCCTTGAAAACAGATATGGTACATTGAATGTGATGGAAGATAAAGGAACGTTAAGAGTCTTCGAAATTTCTGTTGGTGACTATACGTTCAATATGGGGGAGTTTGATTTTCAATATAGTGGAAGCAATTCGTACTTTTATTATGCTGAATTTCAAAAGAACTTTTCCGTTAATGCTCCACAACAAGCAAAAAACTTTAGGGAAAACTTGCGACTTACATTAAGTAAGAAATATAGAACAGGTTATATATGGATAAACGAACAAGGTTACAAATGCTATAATTTTGCAGAACCGGGAACAGATCCTAAAGAAAATCCTGCATGTACTTTAATTGTGCAAAAATCAAAAAGTAAGGGCGGCGCAACATATATCTGTGTCACACTATATTATGGTCCACATTATTATATAAATGAAGCTAGTGATTTTTAACAATGAAAACATTTTTGCTTTTTGCGATACTTTTCTGTTCTTCCATAGAAAAACATGGCGTTTATATCTGTACAGGACCAAATGCCTATGCTTATCATAAGACAAAAACCTGTAGAGGTCTTCGACACTGCACTGGAGAAATTAAAGAAATTAGTTTAGCGCAAGCTAAGAAGGACAATCGAAAAGCTTGCAAATTATGTTATAAAAAGAAACAAATATGAGATACTTACCATTAATATTTTGTATGTTTCTCCTATCTTGTGGACCATCAAAGAAAGATATGCAAGAGGAGATAGAATCTAAAAACGATACAATTATGATTCTAAGGAGAGAAATCAGCGAGCAGTCTGAGTATATAGATGAATTGCAAGAAAAGTTAGACAATGTAAGATCTTATGCGGAAGACGTTCAATCCGCACTAGACGATGGAAGTTTTAGTGATGCTTATGATGCTGCATCAGATGCAGAATCGGAAGCTGATTATTAATAGATAGTTATGAAAACAGAAGAATGGGTTGTTCTCATAGTATTTGTGTTGGTCGCTATTGGAAGCTGCGGTGGTATGAATGAAGATGGTCCCGACAGAGGCGATACTGGGTATGAAGATATAAGCCGTAGTATTAACGGTGTGGCATTATAAGCATCTATTAAGATATTGCAAGATGCTTTTGACAAACAACTTGATATTATTAAAATGTTGAGAGATAGAATTGATGAAACGACTCCTGATGATATAGCATAAGAAAAGGGTGAATCTTTCGACTCACCCTTCTTCTTTATCTATATGGTTTACTCCCCATATTTCGTCTCCTCATACACCAAGTTATGCTCATCTACGTAAGCCTTAGCTTCTGAGTATGTGTCAAACTCTGCTGCGGTGGCATCTACTGCCACATAAACCTTGTTATTATTAGGTTCTTTAGTTAATTCTTTAACTAATTCCTTACCTTTGTAAATAACCTTAAAAGGTTTTGTCAAAATTTTATTTTCCATATTTACTTATATTTTAAGCTTTATCTACAACTTCAACACTCTTACCAGCATTCTGCCACTCTGTTATCTTAGACGAAGGGGTATTCTTGCTACATTTAACGTATGCAGAAGCAACAACAGCACACCAATCTGATTCCCAATAGAGTTTGGCAACACCAAACTCGTTACCAAATTTATTACCACCAAAGGTAATACCTGTAGAAGCAAACATGTAGTTCCAGTCAAGCTGACCAGTTGTTTTTCCATTACTTCTCCAAGCTGCTACAAGGTCGATAGTATCTCCGGTACAAGCGTTGTTAGCAATTCTCATATCTGTAAGTTTTACCATCTTGCCGAAAGCCTTAACTATATCACCAGTAAAAGCTTTCATCTCGCCTATGTAAAGCGTTTGAAGATTAGTTAAATTGCTTAAAGATTCAACATTACCATACACTTTGTGGTTTTCGTAAGGAATGTCATTACATGTCCACTTAAGGACTTTCAGATTAGTAAGATTGGCTAAATTAGCTATATCACCTTTCCAAAAATATTCACGCTGATTAGGTTTGGATGAAGGAGCATTTGGGTCAGAATGGCTACCAAAATACAACTCTTCAAGATTTGTGCAATATTTAAACTGCTCCAAATCTACGTCCATATAACCAGCAGAATGGCTAAAAAATTTAAATAGAGTACTTTTCTCTATATTAACATAGTATTCACCGACAGAGAATTTCTGAAAGCTATTATCCCTATTATTATCCCTAGAGGTTGCTCCTGCTACATTCTTGATGTGACCACTTCCATTGTCTCCATCAATAAACACTCTAATAGCATCCTTATAAGTGATATCTACATAATCTCCTGAAGTGTTCTTCATTTTGGCTACGATGTAGCCAAGTTTCGGAAGGTCAGGGTTATTAACAGATGCCTTTAATTTTGTTACTAAACAATTTCCCATAATTAAATATATTTAAATATTAAACTTCTGAATTATAGTGGTATACCTTATCCAAATTATTTATT